AGAGGATTCTTGGATTTTGCACTCCTGACGGCTAGGCCGAGGGCGGGCTTCTCCTTTTTATTCTTGCCGAATTCGGAGTCGATCTCCATGAAAAGGGCTTCCGCGGCCTTGCGCAAGCGCTCCTTTTCTTCCGGGGATTGCTCAGGCTTCTTATTGGCGCTGTAGTAGATAGACATTATTTGGCCTTCCTTTTGAAAGGTTGAAGATGGGGGAACTTTCCGCCCTTGGTAGGCTTCGCCTGGGAAGGTGGCGTGAAGCGAGCTTGTTCAAGTAGAATCTCCCGGAAACCCTTGTACTCCTTCCACAAATCTGACCACTGTGCCACTTTATTCACTCCTTCTTGTAGGTGAGCAGGATTGCTCGCAGGAGAGGCTCCAGACTTGCGCCTTGAACTCCCCCCTACGCGGAATCCTATGCGTAAGTTGTAAGGACTACGTCCTGTGCCTGAATTGCGAAGCAACCATCGCAGAGGAATTCGCCAGTCGCCTCGTCGTAGCTATTGTCGTGAATCCTGACAAAATCCTCCGGGGAGAGGTTCATGAAATGAGCTGCGAGAGTTACTGCGGGAATGTCCCTTGCGATGCGGTCGCAGCAGGTGCATACAGGTGTGGGGAAATGTTTTCTCATTTTGATTAGCTCCTTACTCGTAGATCGTCCCGTTCCAGGTTCCGTCGAGGTCGTACTGTTGCACTCGGCCACCGTCATCCTCCTGCTGCCAGCCCTTGAGCTCGCCGCGGGGAGAGTATATGTACTGAGGCTCTCTTGGAGCGCTCTCCCGCAGGTACTGATTCCACTCGGCATTGCGCTTTTCAATGGCCCACTGGTTCCTTTGATATGTCTCGTCGGGAGTCGGCAGGGATTGTGCGAGATGCTGGTGGTAGACCTGAACTACGCGCTGGTCATAGTCCTTCTCGAGTTGCTCCTCGCTCCGGGAGTCAGCCATCGGGAGATTGCAGGCGGAGAGAAATAGTAAAAAGGTTAAGTAAGATTTCATTTGGATTCTCCTCTTAAATCAAGTCGTAAATGTAATCTGGTTCTAGCCCGAACTCTTCGCGGAGAACAGTCTCTGGATCTTCTCCAGCAGCTACACGCTCCCGAGCTTCTGCTAATTGCTCTTGGGCCTCCTCAAGGGAAAATCCATCTCGGTGAACCAGGGTTTCTATTACCTCATTCTTGTTACTTGCCATTATACATCCTCCTGTAAAAATCAATCGTTGGAATAACGCTACTTTCTTGCCCTATTTGTGGCGTTTATATCGGATATAATCCCCACATAAATTCAATCATATCCGCTTCCACCACCACTCACAAGCGTTATTTTCGGGGCTGTGGAAGATAATTTATAAGGGGAACAGGACATTTCCTCTACAAATTTTTCTCCGGGCGAAGAAAAAGCCAGTAGCTTTTAGGAACTGGCTTTCTCGTTTATGGGCTAGATACTAGGCTGCAGGTGCTTCCGGGGCAGGCTCTTCAGCTACAGGCTCCGCAGGCGCTTCTGCTGGTTCCTCATCGACCGGGGCTGGTTCCTGCGGCAGAGGCTCCGAGATATTCCGAATCTCGTCCGTAATGTTCTGCAGCCTGCCGACTACATCGCTCAGCTGATCCGGGGTCACCGAACCGCTCGAGGCCAATGCATCGGTCAGCTCCTGGAGCTTGTCCGCCTGGGCAGTCATCAGGGCCTGGACTTGCTCCCGCTCGGCCCGGACTTCGGCGAGGACTTCATCAGTTTTGTTCATTACGTCTTGTACTGTTGCCATAAGGGTATTGCTCCTTGTGAGAATTTGCGCGAGAAACTCATCCATCTTGTTGCTGAGGGCTGAGAACTGTTGCATGAGAAAATAGAACTCCATTTGAGCTCCGAGAGAATTGAGACTGGTTACTAGGTACTGAACGAGCATTATTGTTAGATGGTACTGATCCCCTGGTAGTTGCCCGCTGAAAAGAGAAAGGGCCAAGATTTTACTCCTGGCCCCGTAGAAACTAGATGACTGTTTATACTGCTTCGCCTTCCAGCTCCAGGTCAATGTCCTCAACCTTCGCGGTCTCGGCGCGTTTCCGGGCTGCTTCGGCGCGAATCTCAGCAATCTTCGCCTTGACTGCGGCAGCATTGCGCCATGCCTTACGCTTCTCGTCAGTGGCTTTCTCGACAGCCGCTTGCACGACCTCGATCGGGAGGCCCTTGAGAGCGGCCAGAGCCTGGACGAGCTCACCGATGTGGGGCTTGCTCTCGCCCGAGCCACGGCTGGCAGTCCACTGGTTATCTTGCAGCTGCTTGATTACCTTGGAAGCTGCGGCCTCGGCAAACTCGAAGTTGCCCTTGGCGCTTGCAAAAGAATCGCGCACCTTCTGCACCAGACCATGACGGGTCAGGTTGTCTTGCTGTTCCTCGGGCAGTTCCGCCGGGTTGACCTTCAGCTCGTTGCCATTGCCGAAGGTGAAGTAGATCGTACCGTCATCTCCGGATGAAACCTTGCAAAATTCTACTTTCTTCGGGGCTGCTACTTCGTCAACTGCTACTTCGCCGTTCTCTGCATTCTTACGTGCCATTTTTGATACTCCTCTAAAAAATTAAAAGACTGGTAAAATGTCTCAGGGGTTATCCGTCCCTAATGCCGTATTGCAAATTGTATGATATGAGGGTTAGCTTCCTCTGTCAATAGGAATTTGCGCTTACTGCGGAAAATACCGGGGGATAGCATAGGGTGAATCAGCTTTCTTTCCGGGGCCTATTGAGGCCCTCCTACAGCTGCCGGGGAGGCCATTATCTTCAGCAATGTATGCTGCGTCTGATACTTCTGTCGGATCGCTTCGCATTGCTCCAGATACTGTGCCCGGGCCTCTTCGAGTTCTTTTGTCTGGGAAAATTTGATTTCCCGTTGGCGCTTGATATAATACTGTGTAGTCATGGTGAGTCTCCTTGTTATATAGTTAATCGGAACATTTACCATTGCACGTGTGCTGACTTCTGGCAACTAGAGTTTCGCGAGTGGATCGACCGGGAGATAGTATAGCTCGACGATCTGGGAATTGTGCTTGAAGAAGTACGTATCCCGCAGGGCGATGTACTTCTCGGCCTCTTCCTTCGTCTTGAATACGAGATCGCTGTCCCGGTAGTCAGTTGAAGTGACTATCCCGTAGCCGAAGAAGATCATTCGGGAGGCTCCAGGGAGGAAAGATCGGCCTTGAGAGTCTTGAGTTTATCTTGAGTCTTATTTATTTCCTCCTTTAGGTTGAGTTCCTTCTGCTTGCGAATAGCTGCAGCTGCAGCCGGGGGTAGCTTCAGGTCAAAGCCATAGTCCCGGTTGAGCTTGTAATAGGTCTGCTCGTATTGGATCAGATGGTAGATATGGAGCTTCTTCAGAGCAGTGTCTACCTCACGCTCTACCTCCTTCTGGATAAAGTCCCGAGCTGATTCTAACGAATGAAATGGCCAGATGTAAGTCTCTACACCTGAGCCATCGGAGTAGGCGTTAAACCCCCAGGAGAGTTCCCCTTTGATGTTGCCGTAGAGGGAGAGGAGGCGCAAGCCGTTTCCGTTTCTGTACCTATCCATTATCTCCATAGCTTCGGAAAAGGGCTTGATGTTGTACTCGCTCCCGTAGGCTAGGACTAGGTACTTGATTCGCCCGTTGAGGAAGTCCACCACGTGCTGGAGGGCATCCACTCGGGTGATCTGTTTGCCTAGCTCCTGCTGCTTGTAAGTTGCCTCGCGGAGCTCCTCCTGAATCTTGATGAGTCTGGTGACTCGATCGGAGATCTGTTCGTCTAGCTCCTTTACTCGTTCCACCTTTATGGCAATCGGAGGAGAGGAATAGATCTCCTGGACGATCTGCGGGACAGTGAAGATGTCCTCCTCCGCGGAATCATGCAGCCGGGAGAGAATGTAGACTAAGTGCCCGCCGCCTATTACCTGATTGCCGTACTCACACTTCGTCCCATCCCCGAGGTATACGGTATCGCCTTTAGCTATTTTCATTTCTTGTTCTCCTTCTTAAACTGTTTACATTGCTCAGTATCTCGAACTTCGTGAGTGCGGCAGAGAAGCTCCTTCGCAAGATCATGGTGTCCAGCTGCAGCTGCAGCTTTCGAAGCCTCAAGTGTTTGAGAATCGCTAATGTGTTCAACGATAGCTGTGCCGCCCATAAATACTGGGAAAATCAGATATACGACTGGGATCATTTTGTACCCTCCTGTTTTGCCTTCAAAATTGAGTTGTAAGCTTCTGCTGCCGCGTTGTACTCCCTTACTAAAATTCCTACGGGATCAGCTACTTCCTCCTTTCCTTGGGGAAATTTCTGATGTAGGTCGTGGATGACTCTTAGTTCCCCGATGAGGTAAGCTGGCCCGAGGAACGCTTCGAGTACCTGTCTTAGGGCGCTTGCATTAACTGTTACTGTTTCCATCATTTCTCCGTATATTGTTGATCCGCGAAGTATTCGAGAAATTCTGCGCCGATGCCTGAGACAGTATGGTATGTTATCTCGGGGCGAGTTCCACGAACTATGATCTGGGTTTCATTTCCTAGTCTCTGCATGCATAGTGCGCGATGCGTATCTGTTATTTTTACCTCCTTCCACCCATGCTCTTCACAGAACTTTTTAAATTCCTCCAGCACTTCCTTGGGGAATATTCCTCTTTGCATTTAGTACCTCCTGTTTCCTCTAGAAATTTCCTGAGGCTCAGTCTTAGCCGACTGAGCCTTCAGACGTTTGACCTTGCTACTTGCTACTCGTCGCTCTTTTCTGGTTCTCCGCCGTTCCAGAGCCGGGATAGCTCCTCATTCCCGAGGATGTACTTGTGGATGCAGCTCTTAGTAAAGGGAGTCAATTGGGAGATTTCCCTGAGAGTCTTCCCGGCGAGAATTCCCTGCCGGATAGTCTCGAAGAAGGGAGCTAGCTTCTCTTCCCTTTGCGCCTTGTAGCGGGAAGAGATCCGCTCCTTGACAGCCGGGGAGAATGGCTTCTGCTTTCTACGCTGGCGCTCCGGGGACTGGTGACTGGAGACTGATGACTGCATCCAGGCGGCAAACATCAGCGCCGCGACTGAATCCTGATATCTGTGCTTTTGCTCATTCCAGTTAAATTGCACATAAGGAAATTCCGCTACAGCCCATAGCTCGAACTGCTGTCTAGTGCTCATCTCTCCTCCAGCGCCGCGCGGAGGTTTTCGAGTGCATCCAGCAATTGCGCTCCGTTATCCCCATGAGCAATCTTTCTCTGGAATTCTTCATAAACTTCCTCTGCTGCCTTCCTGAGCTTGTCGGACTGAGGAGCGGTGTAGAGCGGTTGCATATGCTTCAGTTTTCCCGGGAGCAAATTCAGGTTAGGCTTTTGTCTATGGAAACTACTACCCCAATCGGTATTTACAAGCCACGCCACTGGAACAAGCTCCTGCGCTGGCGGTGTCGGGGCGGCTGCGAGTGCCGAAGTTACTGCGCGTGTTAATTTTTCGGTAGCGTTTCCTCCGGTATACCCGCGCCATGCGGCATCAATCATCTCTTCTGTAGGCCATCCCTCGGGTATTTTCATTTCTCTGTCTCCTTTTCTTCTGATTCCTGCCGGACTGCCGCAGTCCCGAGAATGTAGATCGTATTTTCTGTTTCGCAGAGCCTGTAGTCCTGACTCCATTCGATTACCTTTGAAGTAGTCACCCAGGCTCCATCAGTAAAGGCGTGATGCCCCCGGACCTGCCCGAAGAGTCTGCCATTAGCTATAGACCAATTATTGAGGTCTGCTGTCGGCTTGAAGATTCCCCGGGAAGCTACTGGAGTCAATCCGCGGAGAGTTTGGAGAAGTTCCTCCTGCTGGCGCCTGATGGCTAGGACTTCTTGCACTATCGCCTGGAATTGTTGATCAGTCATTTCGTATGCTCCTCTTGTATTGCCAGCGTGACGTTCTTCCACTGTGACATATTCAAATTGATATAGGATTTTGCTTCATCTGAAAGTGGAAATATTCGCACAGTTGTTTGCACTCCACCTCCGATATTTACAGCTGCTCCGTAGTCTGAGACAATTACTGCTAGCTTTATTTCCATTTCTATTTTCCTTTTCTGATGGCTATTGACTTCCGCTTGCCCCCGCGCCAGCCGCCTACTTTTATATAGAGGGAAGCTAGCTTTTTGAGCTCGGGATCGGCCTGGACATCGTTCCAGATGCAGCAAGAACTGACGCCTAGTTTCTTGGCGATGTAGGGGTAGCTGCGGTGCTCCTTCAGCAATTTGACTAGCTCCTCGCGCTGAGCCCGTTGCCGGGCTAGTTTTCTTGCCTTGAGGACTCCTCCACCGAGGGCTCCCTTTTCCTCGGGAGTGTATTTCTTTTCGTAAAGGGGATTGACTGTTGTCTGGAGCATGGAGAGAAGGGAGCTCATTTAAATTCGCCTCCGTCGATGTCAGATAGGTATTCTGTTTTACTAGTTCCCTCTGCCCGAAGTCTACGCAGATGCCAATCTCCGTTTGGACCCTTGAGCTTTTCCAATTGCTCCTCCAGCTCAGCAATCCGTTTGTCTCGGGGATCATCTTTATGCTCCCCCTTGACTATTTGCTCGAGGTCAGTTTTAAGCACAAGAAACTCCTCCCGAATTGCCTCGAGATGTTCCTTCATACTGTCATCCGCCTGGAGCATATCCCGGAGAGTCTTAGGCTGCAACGCTGTCAGCTCATCGACTACTGCCTGGAGATCATGTCTCCAGCGATCTATTCCGTTATATGGCTGATAAAAAAAGATAAAACGATCAAGAGCTGATGCGACTTCCCTTCTTACCTTATCATTGGCTTCGGAAGCATCCGGGAGAACGTATCTGGTTTCTGGTGTCTGATTGTCTGGTGTCATTTCTTCTTATCCTTCATAAAGCTATTGACCAAATCATCTTGCGTTGGGCCAGTCGGAGGAGCAATAGGCTTGTGGCTGACAGTCTGGTGGCTGATTACTGGTGACTGTGGCTCCGGGTGGATGATCGGCGGGAGCTGATTCTTCATCAGATGCTTATTCAAAGTTTCCTGCAAAGAGAGGCTCTCGTCTGTCGTGTCTCGGGATTTTATAATCAGAACATTGTCTCGCACGCAGAACATCAGTCCCGCGGCCTGTTCTCCCAATTGTCTCTCGACCATTGAGTTACTTCTATTGCAAGCCTTAATAAAGTCATAGAGGGAAAAGCGCAGTAATTCCGCGGCCTTCTTACTGTCGCATTGATGCGCAATCTCATTCCCCGTGGACGCGACAGTCTCTATCAAATGTGAGTAGACTGTGGGGTAGCCTGAGGGCTTTCTAGGTCTTGGCATGATGACTCCTGGGTAAATTGTCTATAGGATGTAGGTCTAAATTGCGATGTTGCCGTGCAATTATGCGTATCCACCCCGGTTACTGTCAAGCCCTTATTTGGGAGTCTATTAACCTAAATTACCAGTTGGATCTAGGTACCTATGTAGCCTCGTATATTACCTCCTATGTAGCCTCCTATATTGCTGTAGGATGGTTGATTGGGGGGGTGTCCGGGTGGATACTTATTGTAGCGATTATATTAGATATATTGTAGACATATATATATACTTCTAAGCTATTATATATAAATAGCTTAAGATATATATTAAGAAGAGAAAAATAAAAAAAAAAAAAAACTGAGACTTCCGCATATAGTCTTTAACTATCTCTTTTTGTAGACACTATATCCCCACCCGTATGTGTCCCCCAATAACGTTCCAACAGTAATATAGGAGGCGATGTAGGAGGTAAATTAGGAGGCTATATGGGGAGCGATCTCCCCGTAGGAAATTTAGAAGGTAATATTCCCTACTTGGAGGCTACAGCTAGAGGAGGCGAGGAAAGGTATCTAGGGGAGGTGTCTGGGGGATGGGACAATAGGGAATGAAAACTATAGGGGTAGGATGATTGGAAATTGGCGGGGTACGGTTATGCCTAGTGCCTACCGATCGACGAAATTGGCCTATTGGATTAACGCCCTAGTGCCATTCCCCGCGACATGCCCTAGTGCATTCCGCACCCGCCCGCCCGTAGATTCCCATCACCTGAGCCACCAGATCAACTGAGTAATTAAAAAGAGGGAAAATGAAGCGCAAAAAAGCCCTCCGAAGAGGGCCAGGAGACTTTCCTTTCTACTGGAAGCTCCTTTCTGGTTCATCTTTTCTCCTTCAATTCCTCAGCCTCTCGTTCCAATTGCCTTCTGCTTTCCTCCAGACCTTTTCGATTCGTCTCCTTCCCGCACTCAACGGCTATCTTCTGAGCCAATTCCCAGACTTGTTCCCATGTCATCTGAATCTGATGATAGGTGCCCCGTGTATCAGGCAAGCCCAAATGAACCTGCTCATCGTCAATCCGCTCGACGACCATTCCGAAGCTATCATGCAGTGCCATTTCCTCTCTCCTCCTTTTCAGTTCTTACAATTCAATCTGATCGTTCGGATTGTGCTGCTCTTTATGCCAGATAAATGCCTCCAGCATGGCCTGTAATTTCTTAGCCTCTTCCAATGAAAGCCTTACATCTGACACCACACCTTTATCATCAGTGAACATCATATGTGCTGATTGTTCCCCGCTGTAGAAGTAAGTAACTTTGTCCATCTCTTCTCCTTTGAATCGGCAGGATTGCCGTCACAGGAGACTCAGACTAATTCCTGAATCCCCTGTGGCTATATCCTACTTATACCTCATCAAGCTGCTGCCGAAAATTCCCGAGCGCCATAACCATCACGCACTCTTCATCCCGCAGCACCGTCCCATCAGCTATATCCTTAGCCTCCGAATCCGTATCGACTGTAGCCAACCAGATCAATGCGCCGCCGACTTCCGACTTAAAGACTCCGTACATATTTTCTTCCTCCTTATCAACTGGACAGGATTGTCCCGCCAAGACACTAGACCTCAGGCCTAATGCCTTGGAAGAATCCCCTATCTATTCATTATACGTTACTTGAAAGTTAACTTTCTGCTCCGCGAAACAGACCACGAATCTAACGAACGCCTGCTTATCTTGAGGCCAGTTGAATGTAGCATGTTCCGGTTCACCTGTATCATCATGCCACGAGACAATTATCTGCATCTCGTCCATTAGGCTACTTCCTCGTCCAATTGATCTGTTTCCAGCTCCAGATCAATATCATCCACAGTCATATTGCCCTTAGCCTCTTTCTTCAGGCGCTTGGATTTGATCTCCGCCATTTCCGCAGCGATTGCCTTATTACTGATCCAAGATTTTCTCTTGTCCTGATTAGCCTTTTCGACCGCAGCCCGGACGACTTCCGCAGGCACTTTCTTCAGCTTACTCAACGCCTCGATCAAATCCTCGATCTGTTGCTTATTCCCTGCTTCCCGGCCCTTGGTCCATTCCTTCTGAGCCAATTGAGCCTTCAGCTCCGTCAACGCCTCCAGCGCCTTGCCATATTCTTTACCTTTCGACAAGTTCGCGCAGGCATCGCCCAATCTTTGACTGATCCCATGCAGGGCAGCCCGTTCCCAATTCTCAGGACTGACATCAGACTTATTAACTACTACCTGTTGCCCATTGCCTAATGTGAACGTAACCTTATCCCCGTTGATTTCCTTGTCTAGAAAGGGAACCTTTTTCTCGTCGCTCATTTCTTTTCTCCTTTGAACTTGAAATATGGGCAGGATTGCCCCAGATAGGCACTGTCGCCAATACCTATCGAGAGTTTCCTACTCACTCACATAATTTACTTTGAAATCATAGTGTCTGTCCATTAGCTCTTTAATATAATCATCAGCCAATTTCCTATCCACTGGCGATGTATTATACTTCGTAACCAATGCCTCTCCGTTAATCCACCGAGTGATTACTATCGTATTTACCATTTCCTGCCTCCCTTGTCCACTGGTCGAAATTGACCGGAAGGAGGACTCGCCACCTAATTACTACCGCAAGTCCCCTATCCATTCAATTCCAAAGGAGGAGAAAAGATGAATCCACATTTTTAAAGAACGGGGCTAGGCTCGCTGAGGCATAACGTGTACCTGATGCCCCCCGCGTACTTCGTGCCCCGAGACCCTCGCAAGGTGCCTCGTTCACCGATGGATACGTTCAACTGCATCCATGTGAATCATTATACACCAGCCCGCGAGGATTGCAAGCTGAAAATTCCGCCTCGTAACCCGTTGATTTCATTCAGTTTTCTGGTTCCTAGATACCCCCGAGGGGTATACCGGCCCCCCTCCCACACGTCATGGCTAGCCAGGGGGGATGACCTCTCGCCGGACTACAGGTAATCAGGGAGTTAATGTAGCTATAATCTCTCATCAGCTCTCACTTCGCATTAGCCAGTTTCGCAGGAATCAGATAATAAGGAACCAGATTATAGACAGGAGGAATTGAGGAATGGAACTAGGAACTAGGGGGCAGGCTGATGGCTGAGCTCAAGAGGATAAGCTTCACCCACGAGGCCTTCGCGAATTGGCTGATCGAGAATCCGCACCGGAATCTGCGGGACGCGGCGGAGTACTTTGGCTACACCCAGGCGTGGCTTTCACAGATACTTCACTCGGATGCCTTTCAGGAGGTGCTGAAGAAAAAACAGGCGCTGGTCTCGGCGGTGATCATTGCCGATCTCCCGGCGAAACTTCGAGGAGTCGCGGACGTGGCCCTGACGAAGCTCGGGGAGAAGATAGAGAAATCCGAAGACCCGGACTTCCTCCTGGACGCTACGGATAAGCTTCTGCACCGGATGGGCTATGCGCCATCTTCAGCCCGGAATCCCGGGGCGATTACTATACAGAATAACACTGTCAATCAGACTATTGCAGTGCCTCAGGAAGCACTCGCCACAGCCCGGAACGCACTCCTCGCGAAGGCGCAGATTCCAGCCGCGCTCCCGCAGACAATTGAGGCGGAGGTTATTCCTGCTGGAGAAGGGAATCCCTGATGACTCCCCCGAGCCACTTCACGCCAGCCGGGGAGGTCACCTACGCGAGACTCATGCTGACTGATCCCCCGTTCCTGAGGAAGAAGAAATATACTGGCCGGAGGGCCGCCGGCGTCCGCTATGAGAAGAAGGTGCACGAGCATCTCTTGTTCCTCTATCCAGATACTTATGTGCCTGGCCCTTGGATATACTTTCGCGCGAATGGCTCCTCGCAACATCGCTGGTGTCAGCCCGATGGACTTATCTTCGACGTTCCCCGAGGAATCATTACCTGCGTGGAGGTCAAGTACAGTCATACGTCTGACGCATGGTGGCAGGTGAAGAAGCTATACCTCCCAGTCCTGCGGAAGATCTTCCCCGAGGATCTCTGGAGGTTACAGGTCTGCGAAGTAGTCAAGTGGTACGATCCGGCGACTTTCTTTCCCGAGCCTACCCGGATGACTGTAGACATAACTCACCCGACAGATAAGTTCAAGGTGCACATATGGCGGCCCTGATAGATGTTCCTCCGGCAGAGCTAGTTCAACTCTGCGCGGTGGATAACAGGCTATATGAACGAACCTTCTTCTCGAAGACCGTCCGACAAGCAGCTCCTGAATTTCACTACGAGATAGATGCCGCGCTGGAATCAGACGCCAGGTATGTAGCTTTGATGATCCACCGGGATGGAGCTAAGACCTCGAAGTTCCGTATGTTCGTCTCGAAGCGGATTGCCTACGGGCTGACGCACACCGGGCTGCTAGTCTCCAATTCCCAGTCCCATTCGATTAAGACTCTGGACTGGATCAAGCGCCAGATAGAATTTAACACTCTCTGGGCTAGCACTTTCCAGCTGCGGAAAGGAGGCCGCTGGACTAGCGAAGAGATTGAGATTATCCACGGCATAGACGAGTACCCGATCTATGTCCTGGCGCTGGGAATGACCGGGCAACTGCGAGGTTTCAACCTGAATGATCGCCGGCCAGACTTTATAGGAGCTGACGATATAGATAATGAGGAGACCGCGGGCTCTATTGAGCAGAAGAAAAAATCCAATGATCTGTTCTTCGGGGCACTCGCCAAGTCACTGGCTCCAGCCTCCGAAGCTCCTCACGCAAAGATGGTGCTGATGCAGACGCCTATTGCCTACGGAGATGTAATAGACACTTGCCGGAAAGACCCGCAGTGGCTGACACTCAAGTTCGGATGCTTCGATGAGCGCGGGAATAGCCGCTGGCCCGAGCGATATCCGACAGAGGTTCTGCTCGCTGATAAGAAGGCTCACATAGACCGCGGGCAATTAGCTCTGTGGATGCGCGAGAAGGAGTGCGAGATAGTCCCCGAGGGGGGCGCCTCATTCAAGCCGGACAATTTGAAGTACTTTGAACTTCTCCCGGAGAATCCTATTTATCTGGTAGCGATTGATCCGGCCAGTAGCGAGTCCAAAACCGCCGACGATCAGGTAGCTATGCTGTTGGCTTTCTGGAAGCGGAACATTTACGTAGTGGACTACACTGCGGAGAAAGGGGAGCTTCCCGAGGTCATCGCGAACACTATAATCCAGTGGAGCTTCCAATATACTCTCCTCGGCATCTGGGTGGAGACTATTGGCTACCAGCGAGTACTGAAGACGTTCCTCGAGCAGGCTATGGCGAAGGCCCGGAGGTACGTAGCTGTCCACGCGGTGCAGGATAGACGCAAAAAGTCTGACCGAATTATCCAGGCGATAGGCAATGCCTCAGCCCTCGGGAGACTATTCATCCGGACTACGCAGACAAAGCTCATCCAGCAGTACACGAGCTACTCCCCGCTGTCTAGAGAGCACGATGATGTTCTTGATGCTGTCGCGATGGGGATTGAAGCTGGCGAACAGATGCAGATCAATGATTGGCTTGAAGGCGAGTACGAGACTATTAACGAACCATCCCTGAAGAAACTGGAGTTTAGATCATGCCCCTGATGGAGATACCTTTTGGCAGTAAGCAGCATACGCAACTTATCTCCGCTTTTCGCGAGAGACTGAAGATCGCCCGGAGCGGCCTCAATATGCGCTCGGATAAATGGAGCGAGAATGAGGATATGCTCAAGGCGTATGTCCCGGCGAGTGAGAATGATGAGCTAAGGAAAGTATCCCGACGCTCAGGTCAGCCGCAATACACGACTATAGAAGTGCCCTATAGCTACGCGATGATGCTGACCTTACACACGTATCTGGCGTCTATCTTCCTGTCCCGTACCCCGATCATGCAAGTAACTGGTCGTCACGGCGAGAGTCAGCAGGCAGAGCAATGTATCGAGGCGTTACTAGACTATCAGCTGACCGCCGGGGGAGGCATTCCCGCTCTCTATGTCTGGTTACTAGATCCCCTCCGCTACGGTCACGGAGTCATCGGACATTACTGGGATGAGGAGCTGATCACCACGACTCAGATCACGGAGCAGCCGAAGACTTTTCTCGGAGCGCCTATCCCCGGAACTAAGGAAAAGGTTCGCCAGACTATTCAAACTCGGGGCTATGTAGGCGCTAGGCTCTACAACGTCAGGCCTCAAGACTTCCTCTTTGACCCGCGCGTTCCGCTGATGAAATTCCAAGATGGAGAATTTGTCATCAGGTTCAATCAGCTCGGCTGGAATAAGATTATCGAGGGGAAGAACGCCGGGCGCTATTTCAATGTCGATAAGGCGAAGGAAGCGGTCACGCACTATGGCAAGGATCGCGACCTGGGCTCCTCCCGGACAATGCTCCCAGACAATGGGTGGTTAGATACTGCCCTCCGGATGGACAACGGGACAGCCCCGACAAGGGTCAGCCTTCACGAGTTCTACTTCGAACTGATTCCTAGCGAATATGGCCTATCCTCTGGAGTCAATCCCGAGCGCTGGGTATTTACTATAGTCAACGAGCAGATAATCATCGGGGCGCAGCCTCTGGGACTCTTCTCGAACAAGTGGCCCTTCGATGTACTCGAATACGAGATCGGCGGGTATGAACTGTTCAACAGGTCTGCCCTAGAAATCACGAAGAGTCTGAACGACACTATTACTTGGCTGTTCAATTCTCACTTCTACAATGTGCGGAAGACATTGAACGATATGTTCGTTGTTGATCCGAGCAAAGTAGAAATGAGGGATATGACTGACCCGAATCCCGGCAGACTCGTCCGGTTGAAGCCAGCGGCCTACGGCCAGCCAATTGATTCCTTCGTGAAGCAGTTTCAGACTGTAGACGTGACACGGACCCACCTGGCTGATACGGAGGCGGTCTCCCAACTGATGCAAAGAGTCACCGGGGCGACTGATAACATCATGGGGCAGGTTAATTCCTCGGGTCGGAAAACAGCTACGGAAGTCCGGGGCTCTACCGAGTTCGGAGTCAGCCGGCTAAAGACTACCGCGGAATGGTGGAGTGCTAGTGGATTCGCTCCCCTTACTCAAAAGATGGTCCAGTTGACTCAGCAAATGTACGACATGGATAGGAAGTTCAAGATAGTAGGTGACCTGTCCCAGTGGGGTGAGCGCTATATGTCTGTCTCCCCGGAGCAGATAGCTGGCTTCTACGACTTCGTGCCAGTTGACGGGACTATGCCTGTTGACCGTTTCGCGCAGGCCAATCTCTGGCAGCAGATATTCTCCGGGCTATCCGCTATGCCGAACGTAATGGCCGCTTACGATATGCCCAAGATGTTTGCATTCGTAGCGCAGCTCGCGGGTCTGAAGAACATTACTCAGTTCCGAATCCAGCTCACTCCCGATGCCTTGATGCATCAGCAACTCGCGGCTGGTAACTCGGTGCCTGTCGACAGTATCGCTCCCGGCAATCCGAATGAGCCGGGGCAAATCCCTAACGTAGGAGCAACAGGATGACCTCACCACTTGATTCCCATTCCCTGATTGAACAGAAGAAGGCACTGGAGGAACTGGCCTCTGATCGAGCATTCCTCCACCTAAATTCTCTTGTCCAGGCCCAGGTAGATGCACTTCAGCAAGAAATCTTATTTAGCCCGTGCTCGAACGTTGACAGCTTAGTCTCCCAGGAGTATAAAAAAGGCCAGCTGGAAGGGCGATTGTCTTGGGCGCGAGTTCTCGAGACAGCTATCGCAAATTTAACTTTAGACATTCAGTATAAGCAGGAGGAAGAGGAAAATGGCGGATCAGATGATAGAACTCCCTGAGCCAATCGCGGCGGAAGCTGCCCCCGTATCGGGAGACGATTCCGGTATTAACTGGGATGATTTCGCAGGATCGCAGGGCGCTGACGACAACGGCGACGATGTTACTGTAGAAGGTGACTCCGTTGTCCTGAATGTCGCTCCTCCCGCGGAAGTATCTCAGCCAGCCCCTACGCAGGTGCCTCAGCAAGAGACGACAACTATTCATGCTGAATCCCTACCGACTCAAGCTGCTCTCGCACCTGCCCCCGTTACGCAGACTCCCCAGGCTGTAGCCCCTTCCCCTACAGCGCCTGCTACCGCCCCTTCTTCGGTAGTCCCTGCGGAGTCTGCACCTACACTGCCGACAGTCCCGGTCACCCCGACTCTGGACTACGGCGCAATCGAGGCGGAGCAACTAGCTCAATTAGAAAAGGTCTACGGCATTTCTGAAGAAGATGCCCAGAAGCTGCAGACCGAACCGGAGCTAGTCCTACCGAAGCTCGCCGCGAACATGCACGTAGCTATTACCAAAAGTGCTATGGCTGCCCTGCAATCTATGCTCCCGCAGATGCTCGTCCAGCACCAGCAAATGGCCACGGTCGAGCAACAGGCCCGGAATGATTTCTTCACCGCGAACCCTGACCTCAAGGGGCATGAGGAGGCAATTCTTAAGGTCGGGCAAATGTTCCGCGCAGCAAATCCGACAGCTACGAAAGATCAAGCTGTCAAGATGATCGGAGATATGGTCAGGATGTCTCTCGGTCTTCCTCTTCAGGTGCAGCAACAACAGACGCAGCAACAAGTGTCTGCCCCTGCTACACCTGTCCAGTCTACTCCTAGCCCGGCACAGATAATGCCGTTTACCCCCTCAAGAGCGGGTGGCGGAGGAGCACAGATTCAATCACCTACAATATGGGATCAATTAATATCTGATGACTGAATCTTAGGAGTAATACCAAATGGCAGCTATTGCTGGAATGCGGGGCACAGGAGACTGGGGCACCGACGAAAGACCAAAGAATTTCAGAGAGACTATTCTCTGGCGCAGTCCGAATGGGCAGGCACCTCTGCTTGCGCTCTCGGCTAGGATGAAAAGTGAAAGTGTGAATGACCCCGAGTTCTCGTGGTGGGAAGAAGAGATGAACGCATTGCGCCTGACGATGGCGAATGGCACTGCGTACACTTCCTCTGACACCTCGATTGTAGTTTCCTCCAACTTGCAAGACGCGCAAGACGTTATTGCCGGCGACTTGTTCATGGTGGAGAAGACTCTTACCTCCGCCTATGACCATGAAATCGTGATGGCTAGCTCCGTGACGAACACCTCGACGGTGGTATTCAAGCGGGGGCAGCTCGGGACAACAGCCGCTGCGATAGCGATCGGCGCGAATCTGACGAAGATCGGTAACATCTTCGAGGAAGGCTCCGGGGCACCTACCGCCTCGACTCGCAATCCGACGAAGCTGTTCAACTACGTACAGATTTTCAAGACAGTCTATGAGATCACCAAGACTGCGGAGAAGACAAAGACTCGTACTGGCGATCCGGTCAAGAACGACAAGAAGCGCAAGATGTTCGACCACTCTGTTGCTCTGGAGTTCGCCGCGATCTTCGGCAAGAGGTACGAGACGACTGGCCCGAATGGGAAGCCGATGCGCTCCAGCGGGGGACTGCTCTACATGCTGTCGCAATACGCCTCAGACATGATCACAGTCTTCGCGACGACTCCGACCGAGACCACCTTTACTGACGCCGTGTATAAGGTATTCAACTACGATACTGGTGCCGGGGATGAGCGTGTAGTACTCGCCGGGAACGGAGCGTTGAACAGTCTGAATGCTCTGGCGAAGAGCCAAAGCCGGACGCGTGTCCACTTCGATGGCATAATTACCCAATACGGGATGAAGCTCCAGAAATGGGTACTGCCTCAAGGCACTTTGTACGTCAAGACTCATCCGCTGTTCAATCTGCATGCTCGTTTCACTAACGACATGATGATTCTCGACCCCTCGACTTTCAAGATCCGAGAGATGCGGTCAACTGGCTTCAAGGATGATATTCAAGACAATGACTCCGATAGCAAGAAAGGTCAGTGGCTTTCGGAAATTGGTTTCGAGTTCGCCCATCTGAAGACCTCGGCCTGGATCAGCAACTTCGTAGTTACCTAAGCTGTACCGGGGGTATTTGTAGACATTATATCTAATATAATCACTACATTTACTCCCTCTCTTCTCTCATACCATGTCCACAGAAAATTTTAATATCCTCATCGTTGTTCCCTCGGGAACGCACTGGCTCGCAGAATTCGGGGTGAGCTTAATCAGTATGCTTGGCTATTTCAGCAACACGCGCATTGGAGCTTCAAAAGTTCAGCAATACCAGCTGGCGAATGTCCGGGGCTCAATCCTCCCGAACTCCAGGCTTAAGGGGCTTAAAGCAGCAAAAGAGGTAAACGCTACTCACCTCCTGTACCTGGACTCCGACCACACATTTCCCCCAGACACTCTCAATCGCCTGTTAAAACATGGTAAGGATTGTGTCGCCGCGAACTGCGTTACTAAGACTATCCCGGCGATGACTACAGCCCGCAAATATAGCGAGACTAACAAGCAGGGAACTGTAGTATTCTCTGACCTCGAGTCTACCGGGCTGGAGAAAGTTTGGCGAGTAGGCACAGGCGTCATGCTCCTCTCCCGGCGCCTCTTTTCCAAGATCCCTCACGACTCCTTCGCGATGAGTTATAAATCCCTCGACGACACTTATCAAGGCGAGGACTGGGCACTGTGCGAGGCCATCGAATATGAGGGCTGTCCCATTTACATTGACCATAAGTTGAGTCGTGAGATAGGTCACATAGGGAGCTTTATTTATACTCATGACTATGTAGGAACAATAATAAAGGAGCCATTGGATGAGTAGCGTTACAGAGAAGCTAGTACGGTACGGATTCAGCTCAGGACAGGCCCAGATTCTTGAAGAAATGTACCCCGAACAGACTGGTGGGGTGGCTGGAGCTATACACTCATACTACCACTTTCACGGCTTCGCCGGGCAGCAGTCATCAGACGATGATAAGTTCTATGATATGGTAGGACTGAATCACGCCTCTCGCGGGGCCAATCTTTCTATAGTCCAGCTATGGGCGACAGCTGGTTATGCGTCTACAGTTGATCCCGCTAGCGGCACAGAAAATTCCGTATTGCGGATGCCCAGCCTGAATTTCGACTATGCAGGAGGAGAGAAGCTGATCGTCTGGTGGCTTGGAAAAGCGACTCCGGAAGCAACCAACTTCACTCTCATCGGCGATGGGGTAAGCACTTCCCTCCACGGTTTTCAGGCGCGAGTTAAGACTGATGGAAAGCTTGATCTTGTCCTGTTCGGCTCTACAGCCGGATACTCTACCTATTCCACCGCCGCCCCCTTCGACGGCAATCTTCATAGCATAGCTTTTGCCTTCGATGGAGCAAGAAAAGAACACTGTATATGGGTTGATGAAGCTGTCTCCTACGGCGGCAATGTCGGCTTCTCAGAGTTCAACTCAGGAACAGCTCACGACACTAAAACGAGCAATACTCTGAACATAGGCCACGCGCACGCAGCTCCTGGACAGACTTGGGAGAGTGGAGTGGTGAAGACTAGAGCTCTAGCCGTTCTGCGCTTGCCCGCTGATTACGATATGCCCGGAGCTACGACCCTGACCAGTGTTTTCCAGCAGCTCCGCGCAAACCCTGGGCGGTTGATTTCAGCGAGTGCATTCTGATGGCCTTGCAATCTTATTTCCCGTTTACGGATACTTTCGCTAATTCCACTACAGTTTATCTTCAGGCGAACGGAGTAGAGCAGACTAATGCCCAGGCTCCAGCAGGACTTAGTGATAATATCCTAATCGCTGATTGCGTTTTCGAGTCTACAATGCGGGACACCGATGCATACACTTATTTCGGTCACCGGGCTGACATAAGCTGGCCCCCAGGCACTAGAGCTGAATACTGGTACACCTGGCGTGTTATGATCCCTACGTCTTGGGCAGGCTACGGAAAGCGGATAGTAATAGCCCAAGTCCACGATCGCGCTGACGAAAGCGATGGCACGCAGTACCCGAATTTCATGCTGTTAGCCGATGACAAAGAGTTCACCGCGGCGGTCCCTAGTTCTATCTATCCAACTCCTGTAAACGTCGGGGTGGCTAAAGGGGGTTACCCACTTACCCTGGGCCAGTGGTACGATTGTTGTCTGCACGCCAACTGGCAGATTTCTGGAGGCTTTCGCGAGTTCTTTATTGACCGAAGACCAATCTTTCGCGAGCATGGGATAGCCACAGAATATGACAACGTGCTAGGGCCTTATTTCAAGCTAGGACTTTACGACGGCAATCACGATGGAGGCTTTGGCACAAAGACAGCCTATTATCGAGACGCGCGTATATGGACTGGAAATGACGGCTATCAGACTGTCATGGGCGGAGTGCCGCTAGCCCCAACGAGAAATTTACTTACCTAGTGGAGATTCAAAAATGGCAGCAGGATATGCAGTAGCTTTGCGAAATGCCCAGCTGGATGCAATTGTAACTTTTGCAGGAGCCGGTGCGCTACTTCGAATTTACAACGGTGCTCGTCCAGCAACAGGGGGTACAGCCACTACCCTTCTGGCTGAGCTCACTTGTGGAGCAACCCTCGGGACTGTAGCAGATGGCGTCCTTACTTTTGGCTCAGTTACTCAAGACTCCAGTGCGAATAATGCCGGGGATGCCTCATGGTTTCGGATAGTTAAATCCGATGGCACGACTCACGTTATGGATGGAACAGTTACAGTTACGGGCGGGGGTGGGCAAATGGAAGTCGTCTCTTTGACTATCACTAGTGGACAGCCCGTTAGTCTTTCCAGCTTCACTATTACCAGAGGAAACGCATAATGGCTAACGTACTGTATGACAAAGGTCGTGAGGGGATTCTCGACGGCACAGTAGACATGACTGGAGATGTCCGGGCAATGCTGGTGAAGAACACTTACACCTTCAGCGCCATCCACGAAGACCTTGCTGACATCACTTCTGGAAATGACAACGGGCGTAGCGCTGCACTAGGCTCGAAAACCTATACAAGTGGGGTATTTGACGCGGCAGATACTTCACTTACTGCCACAGCCGCAGTAGCTTCTAATGCTTTAGTGCTATATCAGCATACCGGCACGGATGCTACAGCCCGACTGATTGCCTATATTGACTCAGCGACTGGCCTGCCAGTTACCCCTAGTGCGGGGCAGACCGTGAACATCACCTGGGACAATGGTGTGAACAAGATATTCAAGCTGTAAACCCGGATGGCTCAATTCGCTTCTGATACATTTACCGGCGCAGACGGCACAGAGCTATCTGCTTATAACCCGGCTTGGACTAACCGGCTGCGTAACGGGGCCGAGAATTGCGTACTGACTGACGCCAACAGGGTTCGCGGCCCTAACAATAATAACGAGTATTATCATTCCGGCACTCCAGCCTCTGCTGATTATTCTGTATCGGCAGACTGCTACATAGCGTCGTTCGTCTCGACAATAAGTGCGAGCGTTTTCGCTAGAGCCTCCACCACTGTTTCATACGGCTATTTTGCAACACTTTATCTAGGCACAGGGATAAGGCTATACAAGCAGACTAGTGGAGGGTTTTCTCAGCTTGGCACTTATGCCTACACATTCACAGCCGGGACAACCTACAACCTCAAGCTATCAGTATCAGGATCAAGCCCTGGGTCTGTAGTTCTTAAGGCGTATCTGGATGGCGCTGAAGTTCTAAGCTACACAGACTCATCCTCTCCTCATTACGCAGCTGGGAAAGCCGGTATACGCTTCGCGAATCTAGGCGTAACGTCGAACAACACGACTCACATCCACATTGACAACTTCAGCGCGGATGACCCCTCTGCGTGGGTAGATCTAACAGGTGTTGGTAACATCAGTAGTGCAGAGGCTGTAGGTTCCCCGGCCATCAGCACAGTAGCTCCAACGGAAATTACTGAAGTAGGAGGAATAACCTCGACGGAGAGTTTCGGCTCTCCTGCTGTTGCTTTGGGCGGGTTCTCCCCGAGCATAGACAGTTTAGCTACACCTATCTACATAGGGCATGGCGGCAATAAGCAGATGTATCCCGAGCAGAGCCATACCGGATTTAACGCGAGTGTAGCGTCGGGAGAACTATTCCTGGACTTCGACGTGTGGCCTTTAAACGGCGGCAGTCCTATGGCCGTCATGCACGATGATCAGGTCGGCAGGACTACGGACGGTACTGACTATATCGCAAACAAGAATGTGACGCAGTGGCATGCTCTGCACCTCGACCCGACCTCTGGCGGCTGGTTTGGTGGAGGTTACCCTGATACAGAAGCCCCGCCACTTCTCAGCGAGGTCCTGAATAATCATGTAACTAATGCTGTTTTCTCGATAGAGTGCAAGCCGACAACATCCTCCCCGATGGATGTATTGCTGGCCGAGCTATCCACAGCAGGAATCGGCCTGAATCAGGCGTTGGTGTCCAGTTTCACAGCTTCGCACATGGCACAGATTAATGCAGCCGGTTACAAAGCCATGTATCTGACAGGCGGTTCCACGCCAGTTGCAACAACGCAGAGCTATGGAGTTGATTGGGTGGGCGTGCCTACTGCCATGTCCAATGCGCTGATAGGCGAGTATCTTGCGGCTGGAATAAAAGTCGTAGTTTGGACAATCAACCGGCGCTATTTGCGCGACCCTTACGTAGCCGCGAATCCGACAATAACCGGCTTCTTCTCCGACGACGCCAAATATCTCGGAAGCTCAACAGCTATCCGCACCGCTGATAATTTCGCCTCCCAGACATGGGATTTCGGCATGTATTCAGCGGATGATCTGCTGACTGCGGCAAGTCGGGGAGAGTTTTTTGCGCCCGATTACTGGGGTTACTCATCAACCGAGGCTACTATTCGCGGCTGTTTGATGGGCTTCCTTTGCCCCGTAGCCGATCCCACTGATTTCACTCTTGACCTTAAGATCACTTTCGATTCTGCTGACCTCGGAGACAACACAAAGTGGGCGTCAGTCTTTATCGGCACGACAGATCAGCCTTACAGAAACTTGGCTAGCGGACACAATGGCTATCACATTCAGTTCGCAAAAGATGGAAGCATAGCCATCTATCTGAAGGTCGCAGGACTCGCTCCCTCACTGCTCAATTCTGTAAGCGGAACAACGATAGCGGATGGGGAGGAGAAGAGTTTCCGTATAACTGTCACGCCCACTCAGATAAAGGCGGCTCAGGTCTCTGGCGGCACTGACATTACTGCAAACACAGTAAGCAACTCATCCTATCGTGGCGGTTACATTTCGCTGAGCCGAAACGGATTAGCTTGTAAATTTAGGGACTTAAGCATTAATGCAGATGCTGGTTGGACTGCAACAGCAGTTTTCACCGAGGAAGATGATATAATCAGCAGTACGTTATTTGATCTGGTCGTGTTAGCTGGTTCTTTTACTGATGAAGATGACGAGGTTGCATCAAGAATTTCAACGCCTGCGCGATGGACAATAGCTTCTGCTATTAGCGGCACTTGGACAAAGCAAGGCTCACTTTAGTTAGAGGTTTCTATGTTAAGAGATGAGGTAGTTACTTTACTGGGATATAGGCTTGGCAGCCGAACTGACCTGAATGATCGGATTATAGCTGAGATGGCTTACGTCCAGACATTTAATTTGGAAGGCACAGGCGCCTTTCTTCCGTGGTTCCTTGAGACAGAAATTGCCACGATCACAACAATAGCTGACGAAGAGAGAACAGTCCTTCCGGACGACTTCCTTGCCGAGGTCGAGGATCAGGCCCTATGGCTTTACGACGAGGACTCCGCTGCTCCTTGGACTGAGCTTCGCAAGAATGATTATGACTACCTCCGAGTGAAATATCCTGTAGCCGGCCTCCCCAAGCAATATGCACTCATCGGAGACTATTTTGCCCTGTTTCCAGTCCCCGACGATTCCTACACTATCAAGATGCGCTATTACGCAAAGGATGAGTCTCTTGCCTCGGAGAATATCGAGAACAAATGGCTGAAGCACGCGGCGGACTTAGTCTTAGCCGAAACTGGCGCTGTGATGGCGCAGCACCTAATGAATTTCGATCTTGTGGCGAAGTTTCAGCAAGATGCAGCCATCGCCCGGCAGAGACTCTACACTAAGCACGAAGCCCGCAGACATTCCAATCGCACTTATTCGATGGGGGAGGATTAATGGCACTTGAGACAGCAACATACATTGATGGACTGGTAGAAACTAATCCTCTGGGTACTGATCCGCGCAGTGCCGGGGACGATCATATTAGGCTGATTAAGACAGCCGTGAAGAGTACCTTTCCGAATGTGACTGGGGCAGTAACTCCTACACAAGCTGAGCTAAATTATGTGGATGGAGTAACTGGTCCGATCCAGTCACAACTGGATGCGAAAGTAGCTCTGACAGGGACACAGACAGTTGCAGGTAATAAGACTTTCTCTGGCAATAATACTCACTCTGGTACGAATGCTTTTTCAAGTACTGTGACTGGACCTAGCCCGGCGCAGTTCGACAGCAGTACCAAACTTGCTACGACTGCATTTGTGCAGCAAGCTGGTTTCCATTTCCAGAACGTTGGTGGTATAGGAATTAGCTCAAATAGAACTATGGCTGCGGCTGAAGCTGGCCGTTGGGCGCAGGTAGGCGCTCCAGGAGGTTTAACCGTTACTCTTCCACCGCTGGCAAGTGTACTTGTAGGTGCCGCTTATACATTTACGGCAATCTATGATTTTACTCTTGCGTGCTCTGGAACAGATCAAGTTTCGGCTGGGCCTAGCTTGGCGGCCACTTACGCTGTTCTAGCAGGGCAGACTCTGGCTGTTGTAGCTAATGGCACTGGAGCCTATTGGTACGTTGTGCTAGATGGCTTCGGAGCTAACTCTTTCTCCCACAATCTCGCCACAAATGGACATCAGTATCTCCCCGGTGGTCGGCTAGAGCAGTGGGGAACGCAGGCTGTGAACACAGATATTCCTGCTGGAGGATTGGAAGTGCAGGTCTGGTTCGGGGCCACTTTCCCGAATGCTGTTCATAACTGCGTAGCTACGATATATAACTACGCCAGTTTTAATAATATTTTCATGACTGAGAGCGCATTAACAACATCCTATGTCAAGTACTGGGTATACGAGGGCTCATCTGGGGTCCAGTCAAACTGGGGCATTCGCTGGAGGGCAATCGGAAAATGACACTTTTTAGTCTTTGCGGTAATAAGCCATTTCTGGAGGAGCTCCGGGATCAGCTCCTTCACATGACTCATGCGGCGCTGTTGGCTTGCGCTATAATTTTTATTCACCATCCGATTTTCGCTTGCATCGTAGTAATGCTTGAGGCACTTCTCCGTGAGCTGGAACAGCACGAGTGGGACATTATGAAGGTGGGTCGCCGCGATCTCAGTTTCTACTTTCTCTCATGCTTAATCGTCATAGTAACTTATTACCTGACAACTTGACAGCCACTAGTAAATTTGTTGATATGGCAATCCGAGAGTACTTTTAAAGGAGTCTTAAAATGTTGAAGGCGGAGAAAGAACAGATACAAGCGACAATCGCTGACCTTAAATCGAAGGTGGAGGAGCTGCATCAAAAGGCTATTGAGGCCGAAGCAGACACCGACACTTTCCTGCGTAAATTGGCAGACCATCCCGCAACTTTAGTCATAGTCAGTGCAGTATCTGGCACAATTTTGGGGGGCTTAACAGCTTTTTTCTTTATCGTCTGCTAATATAATGGAAAATATCCTGACCGCGTTAGGAATCAAGAAGTTTTCAATCGTGATCGCTGGGGCGGTTGGGGGCCTTATTTCACTGCGCCATTACGTTGAGCTTACGCTACAGGGCAAAGTTGTAGTTATTGTCAGCAGCATGTGTCTGGCTAATTACGCGACGCATCCTGTAGCTCTTTATTTCGGGCCATCTGCGGACGAGTTTGAGCTAGGCATTGCTGCGGCAATTGGCCTTTTCGGGCTTAGCATTGTATCTTCTGCTACGACAATCTTAAAGGATACAGCTCTATGGAAGGGTTTGCTGAATAGGCTGTTAGGGGGAGAAAGATGATAGTTCTGCTTTCGCTGTCACTTGCCACGATCTGTGCATCAGCTTTCTATTTAATTATGAGTCAAATTTACGACGATGGACTAGTGGGGCGGATTGCTTTAGTACTTATGGTATTCGCTTCTGGTATTGGGCTATGGCAGTTCTTCAAAGGTTACATAGTCTTTAATCCTGTGGGCACAGTGTTAGTGCTAGCTAACGCATTGTTCCTTGCGCGACAAGTGTTTTTCCTGATCAACTGTAAAACAGATAAAAGAACAATCTATGAAGATAAGCGCTGCCGGACTCGCGGAAATCAAGAAGCACGAAGGGCTTAGGCTTAATGCATATTTGCCTACACCGGATGACGTCTGGACAATTGGGTATGGCTCTACGAAAGGAGTCAAAGAGGGAGACGTAATTACTGAGGACGAGGCTCATTTCAAGTTGCTTCGGGACATTGCTTGGGCTGAGGACTGTGTCAATGCAGTAGTCCAAGTCGCTCTTAAGCAGTCCCAGTTCGATGCACTTGTCAGTCTCGTCCTCAACATTGGCGCAGGCGCCTTTCGTAGCTCAACCCTCTTGAGATTGCTGAATGAAGGGGACTACGAAGGCGCATCGGGCCAGTTCGTAAGATGGTCTCGTCAGAAAGGGCGGATATTGGCTGGTCTTGCAGCCCGCCGCGCAATCGAAAGGGACATGTTCAATGCCTAATGTTCCAGTCTATTTAATCGGCCTGTTGCTCATAGTCATAGCCGTATTAGGCTGGACATTAGTTGTGCAAAGGGGCAAGTACGATCTGCTTGAAGCTCGCTACGAAGCCTTCAAAGCGCAGACCGCGGCAGAAGGCCTGAAGGCAGCCTCCGCTCAGAAAGACCTAAAAGCTGCCTACCTACAAATCGCAGATACACTGGAGAAAACTCGTGTCAATTTACACGCTCAGCTTGATAAGTCTTACGCTGATTATGAGCGCCTGCGTAAGTCAGCCGATTCCAGTAGCAATCGAGTGCGCTCCCTTACCGAAGCAATTACTAATATCGACTGCGGAGCCGCGACAAAAGCCAGACTCGAAAGAGCGCTGGAACAAATTGAAGCAGGAGTTCTTAGAGAGCTTGGAAAGCCCCGAGATGCAGCCGTGATTGAAGCGAATAGCTGTAACGACAAGCTGGATAAAATAATCGCGGCGCAGCCACAGCCCTAATGCCTAATATCACTTTTTCTCCCGCCGGGCAGTACGGAGTTATATCTGACCTAGCCCCGCACGAGCTTCCGCTGAATGCTTGGAGTAGAGCGGATAATGTGCATTTTCTGGAGGGCTACGCTGAGAAGGTACTGGGGTACAAGAGTGTATTCGGTGGCACTTCTGTTCCACCTTACTTTCTGACCTCAGTTCGTCCTGAGACAGGGAATGCTTTCTGGGTCTATGCGGGAGATACAGCTGTCTATTGTTATGACTCAGGTCATCATAATATTACTAGATCTGCTGGAGCCTATACCTCGGCGGGAAAGCTCTTGTGGCATGGCGGAGTAATGAATGGGCTACTTTACTTGAACAATGCTGTAGACACGCCGCAAGTCTGGAGTCCGGCGGTCAACACACAGCTGCTAGTTGACCTTCCTAACTGGCCTGCGAATACTACAGCCGCCGTAGTTCGTTCCTTCAAGAATTTCATGGTGGCACTGGACGTGACAGTCAGCGGAAGTCGGAATGCGCGGCTAGTGAAGTGGAGTCATCCTGCCGCCGCAGGCACTTACCCCTCTTCCTGGGATCATACAGACCCGACAAAGGATGCTGGCGAATATCCGCTGGCGGAGACTGAGGGGCTGAATATTGACTGCCTTCCGCTCCGAGACACGAACATCATCTATAAAGATGACAGTGTCTGGGGAATGTCGTATATCGGAGGCAATGACATTTTCCGTTTCTTTAACATCTTTAGGAATATCGGGATTATCTCTAGAAACTGCGCCGTGGAGTTCCAGACAGGGCAGCACCTAGTCTTTGCTAGGGACGATGTATTTGCTCACGATGGGCAGACCCCCGTTTCAGTAGTTCGGGGAAGGACACGAAAGGAACTGTACAACAGTCTAGACTTTGCTAATCTAGGCATAAGCAAGGTAGTTCTGGACGCAGCTAATTCTGAAGTCTGGGTCTGTTATCCTGAGACCGGGGCAACTTTCTGTAACAGGGCGCTGGTATGGAACTGGCGCACTGGCACTACCAGTTTCAAGGACTTGCCGGATATAACTGGCATTAGCCTGGGAATAGCAGATGAGTATGCTGGCAGTGATAACTGGGACAGCGCGACTGGTTCCTGGGATAGTGATGGAGCTCAGTGGGGGCAGACCGTAGCCAATCCAGCACAGACCAGATTGGTTATGGCGCAGCCCTCGGGGAGTAAACTTTTCGCCTTCACTCCGGATGCGACTAGCGCTGACGGAACAGCTTTTGAAGCACTGCTGGAGCGAACTGGACTGGGCATTCCCTTTAAAGAGAAGCTTCCTCCGGACATTTCTTCAGTCAAGTTCTGTTCTGCTATCTGGCCGCAGATAACTGGAACACTTGGCGGGATAGTCCAAGTTCGTCTCGGCACGCAGATGGATTTTTCCGACGCTCCGGTCTGGGGCTCGTGGCAGGATTTTGTAATAGGTACAACTAAGAAATTGGACGTTCTAGCCTCGGGTAGACTGTTTGCCATTAGTTTCCGATCGACTACAGCTATTGAATGGAAGTTACAAGGGTACAGTCTGGTCGTAGAAAAACTGGGAGATTATTAATGAGTTATTACCCTGAACCAGCCCCGCACGATGCGCAGGATTTGCCTAGATACGTGATGGATGAGCTGCGACGTTTGGCTGAAGCCCTGCAAAATGTAACAGCTCATAATATTGAGTTTCTGCATGTAGCTCCGCCAAAGCCCCGCGAAGGGATGATCCGAGGTGCGGATGGAACGAACTGGAATCCTGGCGCAGGCAAGGGCCTGTACTGTTACTATGGTGGAGCATGGACAAAGCTATAACTTGCACGCAACATACAAAAGATATTCCTTGGGGCTTGTGGCACGAGCTAGCCCCTTTTATTGCTGACGCTGCGCAATATGCTCATAACGAGTTCTCTGCGCTAGACGTATTGAAGTCGCTCCGAGATGGGGATCAGCAGGTTTGGGTAGTGCGCGAGGAAGGAGATGTAAAATTTGTCTGGATTACGGAAATACTCCAGCAGACAGGGCGCAAGGTAGTAGTAGTTATGGCTGCTTCCGGGAAGATGCACTATGGCTGGAAATTTTGGCCGTGGATGAGTGAATGGATGCTCGGGAATGGAATAGATGAGGCAGAGGTCTACTGCCGTCCTTCGATGGCGAGGCTCCTCCGCCAGCATGGGTTGAAGACACTTTACGAAGTATTGACCATTAAACCTATGGGATACGACTATGAGCAGTAAGACCCCTAAGTCTACCTCGACGACTACGCAGCAAGTCTTCAGTCCTGAAGAGACAGCCGCAAGGAATCAACTGTTTCAAGCCGGACAGACAGCTTTTGATCAGCAGAATGCCGCGTTTCAGAATGCCGGGAATCCTGCTGCGAAGCCAATAGGCCCGTCATCTGATACACTCGCCGCGCAGAATATGATCAGGAATTTTGCGACCGGAGCCGGGCAAGGTACAGCTGATAATATAGCGGGGGCTGTGAACTACGGGCTGACCGGAGCTATGGATGTTAATAATAATCCACATCTTGCCGGGGCTATTGATGCAGCTATTCGCCCTATGGTCAGGAACTTCTCCGATCCCGGCGGGGCACTCTCACAGATTCGGTCTAGCTCAATTGCAAACGGCCAGTTCGGCGGAACGCGGCAAGGAATCGCAGAGGGGATAGCTGCTAGCCGATTGGCGACAGATATTGGGGACGTGTCTGCGAGAATGTCCTCAGACGCCTATAACAAAGGGCAGGATACCTTCGCGAGAACATTGGGTCTAGCTCCTAGTGCAATGCAAGCCGGGCTTATGCCAGCGAATATGCTCAGTGCTATCGGTGCTCAGAATGAGGGATTTTCTCAGATGCTTGAGAATTACAATGCTGCGGGGAGGGAGTTTGATTTGAACCGTAGCTTCATTCCGGTACAGAATTATGCTAATCTCATTAATGGAATACAGGCACCTTCGACTACCTCTACGAACAGTGTGAATCAGGGAGGAGCAGGCACTGCCATGAGTGCGCTCGGAGGCGGTGTATCTGGAGCTATGATGGGCGCCCCTCTAGGCCCTGTGGGAATGGCTGTAGGCGGTGGGCTCGGTGTCTTGATGGGATTATTTTAAGGAGCTATAAATGTTTGATCCGAGTATGTTGATGAAGTTACTGAGCGCTGATCCTTCCCAGGTAGGGAATCTAGCTTCTATGGCAGCTATGAAAGCTCCTCCTCCAGTCATTGGCCCGAACAATCCGGGGACACTTGCTCCGGGAGCATTCGCGGGGATACTTGATCCGAATGTAGGAGCTGTTCCGCCGGGCATTCAGAATCCTATGATGGCTATGCCACAGGCTCAGCCACAAGCTCCTGCCGTTCCTCCGGGAATGCCTCTAGGACTGGACGCGAATCAAGCCGGGATACTTTCTCAGCTAGGCCAGCAACAGCCTCTTCACTTTCCGGGGGCTAGTCTGGCTCCTCGTCCGGGGCAGATACAGACCGCTCAAATGGGGCTCCCGCAGGTCAATGCGCAGCGTCCCTCGTTGGCTCAATTGCTAGGAGGTTAGTATGCCCGGATTCGCAGATATGATGGGAGGAGGACAACCTCCTGTAAACTTCCAACAAGCAGGGCAGTTCCAGCAGACTCTGCAACCGCAGCAGCCTCAAGCTCAAACTCCTCCGACTACCCCGCAAGAGCTGGAGCAGAGGAAAGCTGGCTGGCAGGGGTTTATCGAGGGAATACAAAAAGACCCTGCGATGAGAACTGCCGCCTTCATGACTGCGGCGCAAATGATGCGAGGGCCAGATATGGGGGAGTCTATGGCTGGAGGCATCGGGCGAGCTCTCCAAATGGGTACTCTCGCGCACAGCTTCATGAGCAGGAATCAGGCTCAACAGCAGATGGAGCAGCAGAAGATGGAAGAGCAGCGGAGACTGAACGAGGCAAATATCGCGCAGACTCAGGCACAGACGGATCAAGCTCGAACACAGACTCAAGGCATGCAGCAGGATCAGCAATTCTCCCGGGACGATAGACCTCTGGTGACTAGGGGCAAGGAACTGAAGAATCAGCAGGATCAGTTTACTGTGGATAATCAGGGCACTCTTTTGCAAGACACTCTGGCGAATAGTGCTGCGGATAGGAAGTACAAAGGAGACCACGGCGCTTACTTCAGGGATAAGAAGAATACGACTGTTGGCGCGAAGGAGGCTGAGATCGCTCAGGATGAAAGGCTGATGAAGACCGCGAACCCGCCGCTAGAGGGGGAAGCCCCAGAAGCTTATAATCAGCGCATTGCTCAGTTACTATTGAGTCGAGGTCTGAAGAATACTGATTCGGTTAGGGTACAGGCCGCGCAGAATATCATAAATAACTCTGATCCCGGTAGTCCTGAGCATGACGCGGCACTAGCTGTTATGAATGATATAGCTTCCAGGAGTAGCAAGGGGAAAGAGGCTGCGGGGAATGACGCTTGGGTACAGGCGCGGAACTCAGTCAAGGTCGGGGAAGCTTACAAGGGCCCTGATGGAGAGACTTACATAAGGAAGAACTGAGATGGCGAATCCTTTCGGAGATGAGAAGCAGATTACTAACCCATTCGGGGATGCGAAGCAAGTCGCTAATCCCTTTGGGGACGAAAAGCAAGCCCCGCAGGTTAATCTGCTTTCTGCGGAAGGATTGAGCAGTATCGGGAAAACTATCATCCCTAGTGTTAAGCAGGGATTGCTTGGACTGAAGCTTCGCCGGCAGGAGAATCCAGAGGAGGACTTCGTAAACAGGCCGATAGTTAAAGTACCTGGAGTGGATCGGCAAGTTGGAGCTACTCCCGAGGAAATCGAGCAGACTCGGCAAGAGATTGTAGGAACTCAGAAAGAGATACAAGATGCGACTCCGGCCAACCAATCGTATCCCCTGAAGATTGCGCGGGGAGCTACGCAGTCGATTGCTCAAAATGCTCCGGGAATTATTGCGGCTGTTGCCTCCCGGAATCCAGCGCCTGCAGTTCTCTCGGGGACTGTGCAATCTGTTGGGCAGACGTATGCGGAGAACAGGACTCCGAATCCAGTCGGGGATATGCCCGCTGATGTAGATACAGCTAAGCTTAACTCCTCGATTCACGGAGCTATTGAAGGGAGTATGGAATTCCTCCCGATTGGCGGGCTGATTAAAGACCTCGGAAAGGAGACCTTCGCGAAGACTGCGGCGAGATTCCTATTGAAGGAAGAGGCCACAGAGATTCCTACAACGATTCTGCAGAAGATATCCGATAGGGCTCTGATCAACCCGGATCAGCCGATGAGAGCGTTCCTAGAGGAAATGGGTTCGGAGGTACTGGATACGGCTGTGACTACTCCCTTCGCGGCAGGCGGGACGGTAGCTATTGCTAGCAGCCAGCAGAAGCTGCAGGACTCTTTTGCAGCTAGGAAAGAAGCGAAGAAGGCTCAGGAACTGGGTGACCTGAAGAATGAAGCTATGGCCGATCTGGAGAAGAGTATAGCGCAGGCCACCGCGGGAGTCCCTGTGGAGGATGCTGTAGCTGCGGAAACGGAGCTGCCGAAATTTGACCATATACCTGATCGTCCTCTGACAGAGGAGGAAGAAAAGCTTGCCGCGACGATTGAGAAGAATAGGGCTACAGGAACAGATGCAGTGCCTGCCGATCCCGCAGCGCAAGCGGATATAGCTGACTTGGATAGCTTACTAACTGATCCTGTCTACAAGCAGCCCGAGGACTTCGCTGGAGAAATCGACGCGCAAATTCAAAATGATATGGACAGAGGTATGTCTCGCGAAGTGGCTGAGAGACGTGCCCGGGAAAGCTTCCCTAATCAGCTGGCTCCTAGTCAGCGTCCTATTGCTTGGAGCTCAAATCCTGAGCAGATAGGATTGTCCCTTTCGCAGGCTCGGGTAGCCCCAGACAGCGTAGTGCTGCTCGGCGGGAATGAGGAGCAATTCTCCCCGGCCTATACGGAGGCATTAGGCACAACTATTAAGCAGTGGGCTGACCGCTGGATGCCGAAGGGATCAAGGATTGTCCTGAACTTAGGCGGGCTGAAGGGAGAAGCTGTCGGCGGCTATCAGCAGTCACAGACCGGAATCCATATTATTACTCCGCGGGAAATGGTCAGGTCGGAGCGGGCAGAGAACGCTACTAAGGATGGCGTTATGCTCGGACGGCTGCCGGGGACTGGTTACAATACCTTTACTCAACAGCAGACTTTCGGCGCTCTTACGCATGAATTTGGCCATGCTTTAGTAATGGCCTCCTTCGCACAGAGTATGCCTCAGCAATATCAGAATGTCATTAGCGCTCTAGACAATGGGGCATTGTATACTGAGCAGCAATTGGCTGAGATGCCTGCTGCAGAGGCCGCGGTTGTCCGCGACTATCAGACACTGAAGACTGCTGTACTCTCCGGGAGAATGAGTGCGGAGCAGCTAGTAGAAAAATGGCTCGGGACTTGGAAGCTCGGGAAGGATTTGATGAAGCAACAGGACCGCAGTCTCTACTCCCACGCGAAGGAAGTCCTCCGGCGAGAAGGAAAGCGGACTGGCGACTCGAGTCTGTCAAGTACTCCCCTGAATCAGATTCCAGCAATTAAACTTATCCACGCAATGGGGAGAGATAACAATGTGTCTGAGGAGCAGTCAAATGCAGCAGCGGAGGCGTATTATCTTCAATTCAATGAATACATGGCGGAACAATTCTCAAGGTACGCTCATGCTAACCGAATTGATCAGGGAACATTGCTCGGAACTTATTTCGCGAAAGCACTCCAGTCCCTGCGAGAGTTCTTCAAGATGCTCAAGACCACCAAAGGAGTCTCGGGAGAAAGAATAGTTAAGCCTGGGGTTAGCTTTCAGGAATGGGTGGATGGCCTTCATGAGACGAAAGCTCAGCGGATGGCGGTGAAGGAGAAGAAGAAAAGAGCTCCCTCAAAACGGAAGCCGAAGGAGAAAGCAGAAAAGCCAAAGACGACTAGCGAAGAGCTGGTAAAGGAGGTTATCTCGGAGGTCAAGGCGCAGGAGGAACTGTCTCAAGAGGAAGCGATAAATAGTCTGGAAGCATTGGCAGAAGATCCCGAAGCGAAAGCTAGAATGAGGGAACTGGTGAAAGCCGCTATTCCCGATGAAAAGAGTAGCCACCGGAGGGAACTGATCCAAATGGTTAACCGGGGACAGCTGCTTGACGTAGCCTATGAACTGGAGGAGCTGAATAAGAGCCAAGTTAAGAAGGATGTAGATCCTTCCTTACAAGAGGCTCTTGATTCCATCGGGGAAGGTAGACAAGCTACTCTTTGGCAGCGGGCTATAAGCTTCGTAAAGGACAAGGCGCAGGTACTGTTGCAAATGCAGCAGATTGCCCACACGACTGATGACCCCGGAGTGTATTCTTTTGTGCGGCTTCAGAACGAACTAATGGCCATGAAGAATAACATGCTGAAGAAAGGGACGGACGTAGCGAAACAGTGGGAGGATTTGAGCAAGCGGGATGCCGAGCTAGTCGAAAAGGTTCTGTTGGATGAATGGCAGTCTGGCGGACATATGACTCTACTAGAACAAGATCCCGTGACTAAGAAGTGGACACACAAAGCGGGGATAGCTTTTCAACAATATTTGAAGGAGAGGGGAATTGATGGAACGACTCCCGAGGGAACTAAACTGGCGCAACTTATCCTTGACATTAAAAATTCTATACTGGAGCATATTCAGATAATAGAGAACTCCTCTATCGCGCTGATTGAAATGCGCTATGCGAGGAATAAGCTGATGGTGCAGAAGAGAAGCTTCGAGGTTCGGGAGCTTGCGAGGCAATGGCGACAGACTCCATTCGTCCCGCAGTCACATTACGGAAACTTTATTGTTAAAGTCTACGGGCAGAATGAAGAAGGGAAGAGAGATGTTATCTGGCTCGGGCATTTTGAATCTGCCGCAGAACAGGACGCAGCGATCAGGAAGCTGCAAAAGTCTGGGGTTAGAAAAGAGGACGTGCGCTGGAGTAAAATAGACGATAGGGTAGGCCCGCAGCTAATTCTTCCGAAGGACTTCATTGAAACGCTGGCTGATACCGGGGAATTTACCGGTGAGCAGCTGGAAGCTATCGGAGATGCGATGGTGCCTCTGCGGAAGGAGAAAGCTTTTGCGCGGCTGGAAAGAGATGCCTCGAGGATTGCTGGAGCTAGCCAAGATATCCTGAGGAATTACGCCAACTGGATTGAGGACTCCGCGAACTTTACCTCAAAGCTGAATTACGGCTGGCGGATGAGCCGGGCTAGGGCGTGGACTAGGTCAGAGATGAATGATCTGAAGCGGAGCGGGGACGTGGCTGGAGCTCGGGAGAAGCAACGAGTGCTGGACACTATGACCAAGACGCAGGACTTCATCATGCATCCTATGGAGGAGTGGTTCCAGACCCGGAGTACGATTGCTCTGACCTATCTGATGTATGCCCCGAAGACAGCGCTGATGAATGCCACCGGGCTGTTCCAAACGTGGGCAGCAGTTACAGCGGATTATGGTGAGTTCCGGGGGAATGCTCTGATGGCTGGAGCTATGAAGGATCTAGTAGCTGGAAGTCTAACCGCGGATGAGCATTGGGCAAAGAACAAGGCGCTGGAAGATGGCCTGATTGATCAGGGATTTGGTTACTTCATGAGTGGGCTAGCGAACGCCGGGAATCTTGCCCGGAGAGTTCGGCCTACCTTGGCGGGGAAAGCTGCTAGGGCATTCGTCGATCTGGGAATGTTCCCGTTCAAGGCTGTTGAGACAGGGAATAGAAATATAACCCTGATGGCGATCTATCGAGCGGAAAGGCAGAGGAATCTGGCGCAAGGGAAAACGATTGAAGAGGCTCGGGAGACAGCCTATGAAGCAGCCTCTCGGAAAACGAGGCTATTGCAGAATGACTATGCTTCAGGGAATAGGCCGGAGATACTCCGGGGGAAGAAGAGCCTGTTCATGATCTTTCTATCATATCCACAATACATGCTTTGGATAATGTCTGGAGGCTACGAACGAGGCATTCGACAAGAAGCTCGGAATAGAGGAGAGACACCCCGCAGCGCCTTTGGTGGTATGACCATGCGGATGTGGCTGATATTTCTCGCCATGTCAGGAGCTGAGGGTGTACCGTTTGGGGAAGCCATCGTTGAACTCCTGCAGAAGATGTGGTCCAAGTTCGGGACTGGTGAGAATGTCCGTGTGGAAGGTCACAGGTTCCTGAAGGAGACAGTAGGAATTGAGTCAATGTACTGGCGCAAGGTGATTCAACGTGGCTTCTTACACGACGTGCTAGGTACAGACCTATCCGGTAGTTATAGTCTAGGCAAGCCTCTTCCGGGCTTAGGTCTGATAAATCCTCACGCGGATAACTGGAAGGAGTTTGTCGGGGAAGCATTTGAGGAACTCTCCGGGCCGTTTGGCGGTGTAGTAAAGGGGGGAGTAGGGCTTGGAATGTCCGATAACCTCGACGCTAAAGAACTAGGTAAGAATCTGCCGGGGGCTGCTGGCTCGATTGCTCGGGCTGTGTCTGCGAATCAGTCTGGTCTAAAGACTTCTCGGGGGGAGCGGATACTACGAGACGAAAACGGTAATCTTCGAGAGCCGACCGCGTTAGAGGTGCTAGCTCTGGGTACTGGCTTTCGATTAAGTGAAGTAGCTCAGTTCCAAGAGCTAGAAGCTCTGAAGCGTCAGCAAGCGGAGTACTGGAATGGTCGCCGGTTGGGGCTGAAGAAGTCATATCTGAAGGCCTTTGAAGATAGAGATCCAATTGTCAGGGAAGATGTGAATAAAGCTGTTGCTGAGTACAACGCGGAGATCCCTCATCCAGCCCTGAGACTGACTACTAAGGAACTCCGCGAATATACTAGGAACAGTGCCCGCTCCGTTCGTCGGCTAGAGCAAGATCGAGACCCTCGGCGAGTACGGGGCTTGAACCGTGATATCGCACAGGTGCTCTCTGAGTAGCTAGGAAACAGTTCTTAGCTCCGCTGCACAGGAGCTTGTCATTCCGGTAGGCACTGCGCCACTTGCGTACAGTCCTAGAGTGAACGCCGAGCTCCTTAGCTATTTCCATCGGGCTGGCGTACCGGACTGAGTGGAAGTACATGAAAGGGCAGCAGAAGCCGAGTGTGCTGATCTTCTTAATTACGACATTGTAAGCCATTGTTAATCTCCTGATTTATGGCGCTGTTCGAGGGCAACTATCATATTATCCTTTGCGCCGCCTTGAATCTGGATATATCCCGCGAGTACAGCTGAATTAAGAGCGTTCTGGAACTCCATCGCAGACATGGTACGGTACAGTAGTCGGTATAGATAGGACTGCGGAATGCGCTGTTTTTCCAATACTATATTAACTAGCTCCGATTGTCCACGAGTAATCTCAGTTTGTCCGATCGTGGCAAATACCATAGGCATGTCCCGTTCAAGTGCTGAGGTCATTCCCTCGGCAAACTCCAGATGCTCGGGCTTGATGATCAGTTCGCTAGACTCCGACGCGGCGAGAACCATAGCTAGCTTATGCACGTGAGTCTGTTTTCGGGCTAGATACCCGCCGAAACGGTTGTCGTCTAGGTGCTCCGGTCTGCTGGCCCAATGCCGCTCGTACCAGTCAGTTCCCCAGACGATCGCCTCGGGCGATAGCTTATACTCTCCTATCATATTGGATATTATCTCTAGATCGTGGATGAGGTCTGCCCGTTGCTCGAGGAAGTTTTCCGGGGTGTTGAGTCCGGGGTAAGCCACCAGTTGTCTCTTCTTGTCTGCGTAGACGAAGATGCAGCGCGACGTAAATCCTCCCCCGACCATGTATTCTGGAAAGTTTCCCGCAATCCAGCCGGGAGTGGTGCAGGCGATAATATTGATCCAGGGGTTCTCGACACTGTCCGAGCCGCTATGCTTCGTGACCTTTTCAAATACGCCTTTCTGTCCATCCCAGAGGCTAACCAGTGCATCCACCATCCCTCTGTCGTTCGGGTCGAGGAAAGTTCCAAACTCACTTGAGGCGATGGTGATAGCGGACATGGGATGATACTCCCCTGTCGCGGGCTCAAAAGCCATCTCGGTGGACTTACTAAGAGTCTCAACCAGTGCTTGCCAAGTAACGACATCTGGCCCAAATTTGATACCGGGAACCTCTCGAAGTAAGTTAATCCCAATGTTAGCTGTTGTGGATTTGCTAATGATACCTGGGGGTGCCACAAGGACAATGTAAAAGCAAGGTGTCCATTGGAAGTAGTTTTGGTCGATCCATACTCTACGGCGTAGGGCACCTGCCAGTGTGGACACACCTGTCCAGAATAATGTTTTGAGTGGGGCCTCTCCGTGGGAGGCGTACTCCATGAACTGCTTGAGCCAGCTATCTGTTTTGCGCTCACTCACTTTTTCTCCTCTATGTTAACTTTTTGTGGGGATTATATTAGATATAATATCCACATCTATTCGACGCCCAGTTCTTTCCAAGTATAAGTCTTAAGATCCCCCCAGGAGGTAGTAGATAGGTCTATGGAAGTGCTAATGATAAGGGGGTCGGAGTAAGGCACAGGTACGGTTAGACACTTTTTTAAAATTGGAAGGTTAATATATCGGTGGTCTTTCGGGTATTGGCCTACAATAGAGTCATGGACTTGGAGAAGAAGCTCCATGGAGGAACCGGACTCAGCGATGTTGCATAGACCTTTAAGGCTGACGATAGCGATGGTTGATTGAGGTATCCACGCGAGAGCCTGAGGCAAGAGTCCCTCGATGCGATCGAAGTAGAACCTACGGAAACCGAACTTGTTCCTGACGCTGCGGGTAGTCATCAGGCTGTTCTCGACCTCGAGATGCCACGTCTTAATCCCCGGATGCATTTGGAACCAGCGCCGTTGGAATAGCTCGGACTCGTGGATAGTCATGCCTAGGGCTTTGGAAAGGGTAGGTGGCTTTCCGCCGTAGTTGGTAAGGTGACAACCCATTTTCGCTCGTTTGTAATAAGGCGCCTTTTTTCCATCTGGGCCAGCATCATTGCCGTATATGTCCTTAGCATTAAGGGCGTGGATCTTAGCTCCACTTCGAAACTTTGCCTTAAGGTCATCATCTTCCGCCTCCCACGCAACGACCTGAGCATCTGCCCCGGCCAAGTCAACATCGAATTGCTCGTAGCCCCGGTCAGGAATTACCATGCGCCTGACGTTAGGGAATATGAACTGGCCCGGAAGCACGTCCTCGTCCTCAGTTCCCTTCGGCCAGTTTTGGAGATTGCCTCCGGAGCCAAAAGCATTTTTCGAGGAGGACAGCCGGTAGGTTTCAGTCCCTGCTGCGTTGAAGGAGCAGCGCATACGTCCGTCCTTGTCAAGCTGCATCATAACGAAGGTGGAGAGGAACACTCCGATGGATCTGGCTTCTTCAATTAAATGAACGAGTGGCTTAAGGATAGGCTCTCTCTGCCCGAAAATTTCTAGGGCTTGTCCATCGGTAGTAGGCTTGTGCGTTTTCTTGTGCGGGACGACTTTCATCTGAAGCTGATCGTAGAAGAGCTCCTTCATCTGTTTCGGGGAAGAGATATTGAGTTCCCCCGAGACAAGATAATTTATCTCTTCCTCCCGCTTTTGTATCTCAGGCTGGAGAGCCAGCATCAGACGGTTCTTCTCGTTCTTGTCGATATTGGAGCCCCGGACCATCATAGTAAGGAGGTGCCCATTTGTCTGGTGAACGAAGTCGCACTGATCCTGGAAGCCGAGCTGCTTGACGAGCGGTCGGAGGGTCCCGGCGATCTCATAAGTATTCACACAGTCCTTTGCGTTGTACAGCCAGAACTGATCCAGATCCTTCGGGAGGGACTTATAATCAGTTAGCTCGTCCTTCCAATAGACATAGTACTTGCAGTAGAGTGAGGCAAGGAAGCCTAAGTCCTTGGGAATCCCGGGGAAGATGGAATGCTGTGCCAGCATCGTGTCGAAGCTGATCTTCGGCCGGAAGCCCCAGTGCCTGATTATATGCTGAGCATCATACACTCCATTCTGCCATTCGACCTCAATCTTTGGATGGGTCAGGACTCGCTTCAGTCCCCAGATGATTTCGGTTTCCTCCTCTAGGGTATAGTAATGACTATGCTTCGCGTCCATGAAGGGAATGCACATAGCCTCAGTCTCTGACCACGCGATTCCAATGCAAGCGATGTGTCGGGCTATGGTCTCAATGTCAGCTACCAGCCGGATAGGTCCCTTAGTGTAAGTGGCCTTGTAGTAGAAACTGTTGAGGAGGGTCTTCACCTCTTCAAACGTGGGACGGATTTTGAGCTGATAGTCTGGAGTACGAATCTCGGGGAACTCACTCTCCACTCTAGCCCGTTCCAGATCCCGGACTGCGAAGGCCCGCCACTCCCACATACGCATGATCTGGGAAGGAGTGTACGTAGGAATCAGTTTATAGGGCCTTTCGCCTAGCGCATTGTCGAACTGCATAATCGAGCCGCGCCATTTGCTCACGCTATTTTCCTGAGTCAGATACCAGAGGGCTGCATCTCCGAGAGGGATAATAACGTTAGGATTGCAGGCCTCTATCTCCGGGAGAATGTGCTTGACTCGCTCGTAGAAGTCCTTTACGTAATACGCTCCGTCGATCTTCTTAGCTCCAGGGATACAGGCTTTTGCCTCCGCGGAGTCCTTCGTCCAGACATATTTCATCTGGCTATTATAAGGCCTAGACCGCAGGAGCGAGGTATACCTGATCTCCGTTGTCAGGTGTCCGGCTTCCTGCAGCATCTTCATGAACTCATTCCCGGAGGAACCGGAGAACAAGCGCATCTTGCGCTCATCCTCCACAGAGGGATGCTCCCCGATGATGAGAATCTTCGCCGGGACTGGGCCGTGCGAGGGGACTGTTATCTGACTCATTCCTCTTCCTCCAGTTCCAAGTCAATTTGATCTAGTGCATTGTCCTTAAGTCTTCCGAGGCAGAGATTAAAGTTGCCGGGATCAATTTCGAAGAGAGTAGCAACGCAACGAGTCTGGATTGCGGCACTGATCGTAGTGCCACTTCCACCTGTGGGATCAAAGATTCTATTTCCCGGTAAGCACGAGCGGGATATAAGATCGACATAGAGGTCAACCGGTTTCTGAGCGCCATGAGATAGTCTCTTATCTCCTGACACGGAGATGACGTCGTTTCGCACTGACAGAACTTTCCTACCTCCCCTGGAAGCAAACAGGATACATTCATATGTATACCTCGGGCCGTGCTCCGGGCGGGAGAGCATACCATTTCCTTTACTCCAAATGAGAGGACGCGGCCAGACGTCCCATCCAGCAAGATCGAACTCAGCCGATATTTTTTGAAAGTGTTCAATGGAACAGAAGATATAACAGTGGGCCTCTTGTTTCGCAATGCGATAGCCTTCGATCGCAATGAACCTGTATATTGCATGAGCTGTCTCCCAGTCGTCTTTGTAATTGTGGCCAGTGTCTGACATATCCCCGAATGAATCCGCGTCCACTCCATAGGGAGGATCGGCTAGGATCAAGTCGAAGTAGCCATCGGGAAGGGTTGGAGTAAGCTGGAACATGTCCCCGCAGCGGAGGTCGTGCTCTACTTTCTTGAGGTCAACCTTCGCGGCTAGCTCCGCGCGCCATTCAGTCTGCTTGATCTTCTTCAGGGCTTTGACAGCTTCCTTCTGAGTCTTGGCCTTGGCTACCTCGGGGATATGCATGTTCTCGGCTAGAACGAGAATTTCCTTGACAATCCCTCCGTGGCCACTGTTCTTGCTCCCGTGAATTTCAGCTGTCAGATCGGCTACGGAATAAGGCTTATCCTCTTTCGCGGCCTGTGCCTTGCGGAGCTCGCTTAGTTGTCTCGTGGCGAATGCCTTCTCCTGCCATGTGAGGTCTACCCGTATGACGTTCTCTTCCAGTTCCGCTTCCATCACGTCGAGAGGATCGAGTTCGGCTAGCTTGGTAACAGGGATCATGTAGTCGGGGAGAATCTCGCCGTGGTAGACTACGAGTCCTTCCTCTTGAAATAGCTCTTTGAGCGCTCGTAACCTCCGCTCACCAGCTATAAGAGTCACACCGTCATTCCTTACGACAGGAGGGTGGAGGAGCCCCTTGGACAGAATGGACTTCTTCAGGTCGTCCAGTTCCTTCCGGGTGAACTCCTTCCGCTGGCGATTCTCGGGGATCAGGATTGAGTTGATAGGGACTAGGTTCATTTCACTTCTTCCTTGTCAGCACGAGCCTGAGCAGCTGCGTCGGAGTAAGAGCCTCCGTAACGTTTCTCGAGCTTGTTCATGTTATGCTTGAGAGTCTCGCCCCGGCCAATGCCTAGATTGAAGCGGAGTTGCGCGAGGTAGAATTCGAGGTCACCTAGTTCCTCCACCACGTTCATGAAGTCCAGGGGCTTATTATATATGACATGCTTCTTTATTGCGTCAAGCAATTCCCCAGCTTCTCCAGAAATGCCTATAGCTGCATGGATCATATCTGCTTTGATCGGGTTAAGTCCTGTCATAATATCCTCACCGGGCTTAGCAAGATTCATAACCATGTGAGCGTGTTCGAGTTCTGTCTTTGTCATAGTATATCCTTAACGTGAAGGTAGTTGAAAATGCGCCGGAGCCAATAGGAGCGGATGAACGAGACTACGGTAAAGATAATCGTTATCCCTATGTGGCTAGAGGCTGAAATGTAAATGCCGAACAGGGGAAAGACTAGCACCTGTGTCAGGAACGCTACGCCTATCCCCACTAGAATGTTAATCAGTGACTCGGCCACCGAGTGTTTGCGGGACTGGCCTATTCTCATTTTTTCTCCTCAGGATTTCGAACAAGTAACCTTGAAGGTTGAACAAGAGGGCGCAGATAGCTTCCTCGATCTGAGCGGGTGAGGCATGCCCCCGATGAAGAGTCCATAGCTCCATAAAGTGGCGGAAAGCAGACTTCATATACACCTCGAGAGGAATGCCCTTCTGCCAGTTGTCTCCATCGCGGATATTGCCGTCAGATTGCACACGGTTCTTGTGCATATACTGCGCGTAGCGGGTAAGAACGAGCGGGGAGAGGAAAGCCTCGTAGTCCAGTTTGCTAGTGTCTGTATCGCGGTAGGCTCCGGTCTCGAAAGTTCGGCCAAGAGTAGTAGGGATTTGCGGGTCTAGCTTGCCCTGCCTAGCCGCTGCAACTGCCTCGTCAAAGGTGGGATATTTACTCGGGGTAGCCATTATATGATCTCCTTCTCTTTCGCAATCCAAGCAGACATTGTAACTCGGGTGAATCCATCAGGAGTATCCTCCGTGCTCTCAATTTGAGACAGAGGAATCCACAGCATCTCATCGTGGTGCTCTATCATAATTGCTTTCTCAGTCTGCTTCCGGATGTGTGTTTTGACTGAGACTAATTCCGGGGCTAGGCCCATTTCAAGTCCTCCAAAAGAAACTAGGCGGATTGTAGCCCGCCTAGTCAGTTTGCTTTATACTACCTTGTTATTAGTCGACTGCAGTGACTGCCTTCACATCGGCCTGAATCTCGTCCTCATAGGTGCGATGAGCTACTTTCACCTTGACGACTTGCCCGACGAGCATTCCCGGTTGCCAAGCCTTACCCTTCTGGTTCTGGCCGCAGGCTTCGCGGAGTTTGCCCAGATGGATGTTCTTGCCTTCGCCGATTGCCAGTCCTCCGGTGGGGGTCAGGTCGAGGAAGATGGACTGCCGAACTTGGGGAGAGTCGAAGCCAGTGACTGCTGCGACCTCGGGATCATCAATGCCGTAGATCACGTCGAGGACTGCTTTGTCCTTCGCGGCGCGCGGCTTGATTTCCTTGATGACTGCAACATACTCGCCTTCAGGCACGGGAACTCGGGCTGTGGAAAAGGACTCGTCGAAGGAGGTATTGAGGAAGGTCTCGGGATTGAATACGGATGCCATGATATAAGGTTTCCTATAAAAGTATAAAGGTAAATGGAGGGACAGTGTTTTGGGCAGGTACTGTACTTCGTGTAACCTGTATGCATCACCAGAAATCAGACACTTGGCGCTAGATCGAAGCGGCTTCTACAGATCAATCCCCACTGACTGACCTGACTTCTAACGCTGTTACCTGACAAAGGGCTGGAAGCAATGTTCTCCAGTCTGGCTGCCTCCGTAGCAATTATTCCGATTGCCACCACGGTCGCCGTCGAAGCAAAGGCAACAACGAATCTATAAGTTCCAGGTGCGGAGACGAGTTTTTTCACCTGTGAAAACACAATCAGCTATTTTTGCCTGATGCTTTTCAATAGCTTTTAACGTCACGAGTATCTCTTTCAAAGTAGAGAGCAGATCTTGTAGGTACTTAATCATATTCCCGCTGCCTCGTTCTTTGCGCTCCAGCTCTTGACAAGTGAAACGAAGGAGGGAGGCATATTATCAGCCCAAGGAAGATTACGCGCCTTGAGAACAGTATTCGGAGAGGTCGTAGACCAGTAGAACTTTGTCTCTTGTCTCTGGGCGTGGATTACGTCGGAGAAGAGCTTCGGAATCTTCGGGGCCAGTTTTCTGCCGATCGTCGAGACCATTGTAGAGATTCCTCCGGTAAGTTCATTGGTCTCTTTCTCCGTGTGGCCTACCACGACGACATGGCACTTCAGATCATTGCAGAGCTTCTCGATGAAGTTCTCCAGATTGTCCATAGCCACGCCGTAGTCAGCGGGCGACTTCATTGGCTTGCTCCCGGCGACTAAGTTCATAGCCATGTTGTTGATGCCTGAGAGACTGTCAATCCACAGGACTTGCGACTGATCAAGGTTGTCCACGGGGCCGTACTTTTTCCCAGTGCGAATATCGGTGTAATCTGACATAGCGACCAGTAGCTCCATAAACTCCGCGTGTTCACCCTTGTTGATGTGAGGCAGCTCGGTGAGCATCTTGAAGGTCATCGTGTTGATTTTCTTGGCTGAATCAATCATCTTTTCCCAAGAGACCGTAGATGGGCTGATGTAGTTCCAGTGGAGCTTGTCGGAAGGAATATCCGCGACGACCTCCATGCCGGGCTCAGTAAATATTGCGAAGACCTCGAGGCCTGCCTCAATAAGGGTACGGAGAGCATGCGTTTTGCCTGTTCCGGCGTCCCCCATTAGTAGAGTCTTAAATCCGGGGATAGAGTACTTTGGCGTTACTTTCACGTGGTGAACTTCCGTCTGATTAGTCATGGTCAACCCTTTGTAATTGATACATTAATAAAAAATCCCTGGCAAGTATTTCTTTTGGAAGGGACTTGTTCCAATCCTCATCCCACGGCAGGTAAAGGCAGCCGGGAGTAGGGCGGCTTGCGGTAGGCTCGTGCTTCTCGCAGGGGAGATGCTCGACAAATGTCTCCTGGCCTTCCACCGGAGCGAGTGCCCAAGTTTCTGAGCAAATCGGGCAGAAGAATGCCTTGCCTGTGGAGATATGTACCTCGTTAAAGACGTGAGCGAGATGCGCCGGGGCTTGGCCGAGATACTGATCCCGAATGAAAAAGTGTCTAGTTGCCATCGACAGGCTTCTCATCTTTCGCACCATTAGGAGCCTCTGGATCTTTGGCAAGAGGATTCCAATGCTTATTCTTATAGTCAGTAGGAATCCATGCCTCAGGGTTAGGACTAGAGCATAGGCGGAGAAACTCGCAGCCGCCGTAAGCAGCACAAGCAGTGCCCAAAGCATAGTCAAAGTTAGCCGCATCTTGCGTATCCCTCCATATTTCCCACTTCATCACCATTCGATTTACGTCCTTGATCAGTTGCTCCAGCCAACGTTCGATCTGCCACTTAGGGCGGTAGATGATAGCCTCAGCATTCTCGAAAGACTTGGAAAGGATGGACTGGCCCCGGATGATTGCCCCGACGACTGGCATTCCCACGACTGAAGCTGCCCAACAGTAACCAGTGAATTGGCTGTTGAGAGTCCACTGCTTCATCCAGCTAGGGCCTAGGCGGGAGGTCGTTTTATCATCCTCGACGAACGGGGCGTTCTGGAACTCCGCGAACATGTCGAAGCGACCTCCGTAGAGAATCGGGTTCCCGGTGACTGGGTGAACTGTGTCGGGGATAGGCACGGCGAAAGTGAACTCAATTGCGTGCTTGCCAGAGGAGAGCTTCAGCGGGCGGATGTGATCCTTGGATAGGGGTCTGGTCTCTGCGTAGTGGACTAGGGCTAGGAGCAGATTATCGAAGCTCTTCACGCTGTCCTCGGGAGGCTGGTAATCGCCCCAGTACTTGATAGCCGCGATCAGTCCTTCGTCGAGAGCCTCTTGTTCTGTAATCTGACTGTCGTAGAAGCTCTTACGCATTACCTCCAGCCCGGCGGCGAAGGCTCCCCCGAAGTGCAGATGGGGGGAGGTATGCCTCGGGCCAAGCTTCTGAATCGTGCTGCGGAAAAATTTCTGCGGGCAGACGAAGAACTGCTCCCGAGCCGTATTGTCGATCAGAGTCGGGAACTCCGAGTGGAGGACGACTGGCTCCTGCTGCGGGAGATAGGGGGCGGAGCCATCATCGTTCAGGATGGAAAGGTCGAAGCTCATATTCCATGACTCCTACAGAGGTCGTCTTCCGTATCCCGGAGAGTGTCTGCCCCAGTATTCCACCGGTGCAGAGTGACTCTCTGCTGATACGCGGCGTGAGCAAGCTCGGCGATCTCCACAGCATTTCCAACGATAGCACTATTTGACATGTCTCCGTTAGTGGAGAGTCCGGTGATTGCTGCGTTCATAGCGTCAGCCCACACACGAAAGTCCATGGTGCTCATTTTTTCTCCTCCTCAGGTTGAACTTCAGGCAACTTGTACGTCTCATCCATCTTTTGAAGATAGATTTCGTGAGCTGCGTCAGCGATATCCCTTGCCTCAATCGCAATAGTCCGAGATGAAAGAGACAGATTTTGTGACAGTCCCGCAACAGCGACTACGAATAACTGATCCCAAATGGCTGGAAATCTCATTTCTTCTCCTCCTGTACTTGAGCTACAATGCTCATGAAGTCGTCGTCCAGCTCATCATCACTCATTCCCTTGGTGGCTTGGCGCTTGGCAGTCGTGTTAGTGGCTACAGCCACACGCTCGCCCCTGAGGGCTGCAATAGCCTCCCGGAGCTCTTCGCGCGTATAGCTGCCGCCAGCCAGTATCCGCTTTCTGAGATCGTCGATATTCAGGGCCATTATACTTCCTCCCTTACGTGTTTCCAGTTTTCTTGAGAAACAGCATGGATTACTCGCTCCATACTAGTCGGATGTTCCCACTCCACTCGATCTATGACAAGATCCCCGGACATGCTCCAGCCGATACAAGAAGCTGGAACCCATTTACGGGTATTATCTTTATAAGTAATAAGTACCTGCACGGAATCCCCAAGACGTAGCCCATGAGCTTCCCAAAGGGCGTTAGCAGTTACCTCGTGAAGATTGGCCATTATGCGACCTCCTTTTTCGCTTGTTGCTTAGCCTGAAGTTCCTTGAGTCTGGAAGGAGACACGACCCGAATCTCATCGTAGGCGAGCATAGGTTCCCCTTCTCCATCGAGTTCATAATTCATATCCTCCAGTTGCCCGAGACCTGCCTCGACAGCATCAAGGGCACTCAAAGCCTTCACGCGGAAAGTATCCACCCACTTGCCATGCTCCCAGAATTCAATCATGTAGTCTTCTATGATACTGTCCATCTTTCTTCTCCTTCAGTTTGTTATGAAAAGTTACTGCGATCTGCTACCGTAATGAAACCATTGTATCAGCTTATTCGGCCTCTCGCAAGCCCTAAAATCACAGGCCGTTTATGTATGCAGCATAGTGGGTAAGCTCAGCAGACTTTCTAAGGCATACTGCCTCAAAGAAGTCTTTTCTCGTACCAAGATGCTTTCTCTTACCATTTGGCAGTGATATTGTAGCTTGCCAAAGGCTCTCCGCTATTACCCAACGAACTCCTACCACACCGCTAGTATTATTGCTAGGCCTATTCCGATTATAGCCATTGCTACTCTTCGGAATACAACGCAGATTTTCTCGCCTATCGTCAAGTCTATTCCTATTGATGTGATCTACTATAAGGCCATTTTTCGGTTTAGCTATAAGCCTGTGCAATAGTCCTAGCTTACATACGGCATAGCCGTTTGAAATCCAGATATGGAATTGCCTGAAATATTCCTCATCTTCAGGGTCAAGCAATAAGCCCTCCGGATAGTTATTTTTAAAGAGTCTTCCCGTCATTGCTCTCCCTCTTTCAAGCATTTGTCCGCGATCTCGGGGAAATTTTTCTGCAGGTACTCGCGGATAGCTTCTTCCACATAATGGTTCCTGTTGCCGTAAGTTCTCCGGGCAAGAAAGGGATCATAGTCGATCAGCTCGAGAGCCTGGATAACTTGATCGGACAGGTAAAAGGTAACGCGCTTCCGCGGGTTGACTGCTTTTGGGCGGCCAGTTCGTGCCATGAGGGGCTCCTATGAAAAGAGGGCTAGTTGGAAATTGTCCACATCTACGGATTGGAGGTGCAGGTCGAAGCGGATGCAGGACGGGCACTCCTCGACGTAGGTAGTTGTGGTGTTGACGATTTGCGGGAGACGGGAGTGGGCGGAGTCTGCGGGGAGGGAACAGTCCCAGAGATAGCCCTTGGTCTTGTGCTTGTGCCTTATTAAAATATTCCCGAGGAACTCCTGCTCCCCCTGGCAACACTTGCAGATCTGGGTGACGAGGTGAGCTACCCGCGCGACTGGCTTCCAGGGGGAGGTCTCGCCCATCAGCATGGAGATGCGATTCGCTTCTTTTCCCTCAGACACCTGGACGACTGATGGAAGAGGATTCTTGGATTTTGCACTCCTGACGGCTAGGCCGAGGGCGGGCTTCTCCTTTTTCTTCTTGCCGAATTCGGAGTCGATCTCCATGAAAAGGGCTTCCGCGGCCTTGCGCAAGCGCTCCTTTTCTTCCGGGGATTGCTCAGGCTTCTTATTGGCG